AGCAGAATTAAATCTTCTTGATGGTGTAACAGCTACCACAGCAGAACTTAACATACTTGATGGTGTTACAAGCACCGCAGCAGAACTTAATATACTTGATGGAGTAACGAGTACAGCAGCAGAGCTTAACACTTTAGATGGTGTTACCGCAGTTGTAGGAGAATTAAATTATTTAGACTTAGGTAGTACCGCAGTAGGAACAGCCATAGCTTCTAAAGCAGTTGTATTAGATTCTAATAAAGATTATACAGGTATAAGAAATCTTACTATATCAGGCGATCTTACTATTAGTGGTGATGATCTTACAATGGGTACTAATACATCTGGACATTTACTAATAGCAGACGGTACTAACTTTAATCCTACAGCAGTAGGAGATTTGTCAGAAATATCTACAGTAGCTAATGATGATGTATTACTTGCAGTAGATACTTCTGGTGGTGGACTAAAGAAAATTGCAAGAAGCACATTGGTTTCAGGACTAGCTTCATCAGGAGCTATTTCAAATGTAGCAGATGATTCTACACCACAGCTAGGTGGTGACTTAGATTTAAACGGTCAAGACATTGTTACAACTTCTAATGCTACTCTTGATTTAGCACCAAATGGTACAGGTACAGTTGTAGTTAGAGGGAATACTAACTCAGGTGCAATAGTATTTAATTGTGAAAATAATAGTCATGGTCAAAAAGTTTATGCACAACCTCATTCAGCAGGGGTTACTAATAATTTAATGTTACCCGCAGGTGCTAATTCAACATTAGTATCCCGTGTATCTACAGATACTCTTACTAATAAAACACTGACATCTCCTAAAATTAATGAAGATGTAGCAGTATCTGCAACAGCTACCGAAATTAATCTTCTTGATGGCGTAACAGCTACTACAGCAGAACTTAATATTTTGGATGGCGTAACGTCTACTGCTGCTGAACTAAACATTCTTGATGGCGTTACAAGTACAGCAGCAGAATTAAACATTCTTGATGGAGTTACAAGCTCTACTGCTGAACTTAATATACTTGATGCAGTTTCTAGAGGTTCTTTAATTTATGGAAATTCTAGTGGAGCAACAGCACTTCTTACTAAAGGTAGTGCTAGTACAGTTTTAACATCTGATGGTACTGATATTTCTTGGGCTGCACCCGCAGCAAGTGGCGTAACTTATGTTACTAAAACTGCAAATTATACAACTCAAGATTTAGAAGGTGTTCTTGCTAATACTAGTGGTGGAGCATTTACAGTTACTTTACCTGCCTCACCATCAGCCGGAGCGCAAGTTATTGTTGCTGATTCCGGTGATGCTTTTGGTACTAATAATTTAACTGTTGCTCGTAATGGTGAAACTATTGATGGTACTGCTGCTAATCTTGTATTAGATATAACTGGTGTTAGTGTTCAATTTGTTTATAATGGAAGCACTTGGAGAGTTTACGCACAGGTTGGTGGTAAGGGTGGTACTGCTGTAAATACAACAGCAACACAAACTCTTACAAATAAAACATTAACAAGTGCTGTTTTAAATACAGGTGTTAGTGGTACAGCAGTTCTTGATGAAGATAACATGGCTTCTAATTCAGCAACTAAATTAGCCACACAACAATCTATTAAAGCTTATGTAGACTCTCAGGTTGACAGTACAGAGTTTGTTCTTGAAGATGATGATGGTACAGAAGTTACTGTTTCTAATGCTAAAGAAGTAAAATTTATTGGTTCAGGAATAACTACAAACTGGACAGATACGGATAATGGTACAGATGGTGATCCGTATGATTTAACTTTTACAGTAGACGCAGCACAAACAGGAATCACTTCATTACTTGCAACTGACATAAAGATTGGTGAAGACGATGAAACTAAGATTGATTTTGAAACAGCAGATGAAATACACTTCTACGCTAACAATGTAGAACAAGTTTATCTTGGCGATAATATATTTGGCCCACAATCAGACAGTGATGTTGATTTAGGTTCTTCATCAGTTAGATGGAAAGATGCTTATGTAGATAGCATTACTGTAACTGGAGAAGTTGATGCTGCTTCATTAGATATATCTGGTAATGTAGATGTTGATGGAACACTAGAAACAGATAACCTTACAATCGGTGGAGCGCAAGGCAGTGATGGACAAGTATTAACCTCAACAGGAAGCGGAGTAGCTTGGGAAAATGCTGCTGCTGGTGGTACTAGTGGTATGCAAGTTTTATCTACAGTAACCGCATCTAATTCAGCAACAGTAGATTTAGAAACCACTTTTGACAGCACTTATGATGATTACATTATTATGATTAGTGATTATGTTCCTGCTACTGATGGAACAGATTTATATATGCAATATAAAATTGGGGGATCATATCAATCGTCATCGTCAAGTTATAATACAGTTTATGTATATAACTATCACAGCTCAAGTAGTATAAGTATTGAAAATACAGGTGGTACAACAAGTTATATAATGGTAGCGCGTTATTTAGGAAATGCTTATAACGAAGTTGGTCAGTTTAAAGTAACTCTTTCTAATGTGCATGATACAGGCAGAGCTACACCTGCATACTGTTATGGTAGTGCAAAGAACGCAGGTGGTGAATCCCAAGGTGGTTTTTCTCATGGAATAGATGCAAATGGAGGCGCAGTAACAGGAGTAAGATTTAAAAGCAGTACAGGCAATATTACATCTGGTAACTTTAGATTATATGGAGTGGCAAAATCATGAGTAGACATCACGCAACAGCTAATGGAAATATTCCTTTTACTGCTGAAGAAGAAGCTGAATGGGATGCTGCGGAAGCAAAATGGGAAGCAGAAGCGGATGATAGAATGGCTGTTAAACATAGAAAAACAAGAAATGAATTATTAGCAGAAACAGATTGGATGGCTAATTCAGATGTAACTATGGCTGATAACTGGAAAACGTATCGGCAAGCATTAAGAGACTTACCGACTCATAGCAACTGGCCTAACTTAGAAGATAGCGATTGGCCTACAAAGCCGGAGGCATAAACTATGGCTAACTTATCAGATATTCTACCTCCTTCTAATCTTGTTACAGATTCGAGTACAGATACATTAACTAATAAAACATTAACATCTCCTAAGATTAATGAAGATGTTGCAGTTACAGCTACAGCTACAGAATTAAATTTAATAGATGGTTCTACAGCAGGAACAGTTGTAGCTAGTAAAGCTGTTGTAGTTGATTCTAATAAAGACATTGCAAGTTTTAGAAATGTAACTCTTACAGGCGAGTTAGATGCTGCAACTCTAGACATTTCAGGTAATGCAGATATAGATGGCACAACAAATCTTGATGCTGTAGATATAGATGGTGCAGTACAAATAGATAATACTGTTACTGTAGGTGAAGATGATACAGGATATGATGTTAAGTTTTTTGGAGACACAGCAAGTGCTTATATGTTGTGGGATACATCAGCCGATGATTTAATTTTAGGTGGTGCTGCTAGAGTAGTTGTACCTCAAGATGGACTTGTAATAGGCAGCACAGCAGTTACAAGTACCGCAGCAGAACTTAACATATTAGATGGGGTAACATCAACTACAGCAGAACTTAATATACTTGATGGGGTTACAAGTACTGCAACAGAACTTAACATTCTTGATGGGGTTACAGCAACTACAGCAGAGCTAAACTATTTAGATTTAGCAACACTAGGAAGCACAGCAGCTTCTAAAGTTGTATCAGCAGATGCTAATAATGTTGTAAGATTTACAGGTGGTATACATGAAGAAGCTGTAACTGTAACATCTTCCTCTAATGCAACTACTGTAAATCTAAGAGATGGTACAAATTTTTTACATACTCTTACTGAAAATACTACTTTTACATTTAGTAATCCTCCTACTGAAGCGTGTATATGGACACTAAAAATAGTTCAAGATTCATCAGCTAGAACAATTACTTGGCCCGGAACAGTTGATTGGCCTTCTGCAACTGCACCTACATTAACTGCAACAAATGCAGGAGTTGATGTATTTGTATTTTTAACTAATGATGGTGGTACAATTTGGTACGGCTTTACTGCCGGACAAGCAATGGGATAAAATAGTATGTCAGGATCAGCTAAAAAATTATTACACGCTGCTGCGGGTTCTGCCGGTGGTGATCCAGTTTATGTAGAAGATGTTTTTAACATACATCTTTATAAAGGTAATGGTTCTACTACACAATCTATAAATAATGGAATGGATTTGTCAGGTACAGGTGGGCTTGTTTGGGCAAAACCTAGAAGTACAAGTGGAAGTAATAGTCTTTATGATACTGAAAGAGGTGTTCAAAAAGCGTTAATTTCAAATGCGACAGGAGGTAATCAAGACGATTCAGGCGGTGGTGGAACAGCAGGACTTTATCAATTTAATTCAAATGGTTTTACAGTTGGTGATAATTATGCTGCTGCTGCAAATAATAATAATGAAAATATGGTAGCTTGGACATTTCTTAAACAAGAAGGATTTTTTGATATTGTTACTTACACTGGCAATGGCAGTTCAGCTAGAACGATAAGTCACAATCTTGGGTGTAAACCCGGAATGATTATGGTAAAGCGAACAGATTCTAGTGCTGCTTGGAGAGTTTGGCACAGATATAGTCAACTTAGTTATAGCTACGGTGTTCTAAATACTGACGCAGCTTTTACTAACACTGGTGGTGATAATGCGGCATTTTACGATGCAAATGGGAACGCTAGTAATTTTACTTTAGGTCAGGGAAGTCGGGTTGATGATACAAATCAAAATGGGGCAACCTATATTGCGTATTTATTTGCAGGTCAAGGTGATTCAGATAGTCAAATTTTTGGTGATGATGGCGATGAAGCTATTATAAAGTGTGGTTATTATAATGGAAATGGTACAACAGATGTAACGGTAGATGTTGGATTTGAACCACAATGGTTAATGATAAAAAGAAGTACTGGTAATGATTCAGGAAATTCTCAGGCTAATTCTTGGAATATTTTTGATACTACAAGACAATGGACAGGAACAGGATATGACCAACATACATTGTTTTGGAACTCAAACGAAGATGAAGATAACAATTCATACAGAGGTAGATTAACAAGTACAGGCTTTGTTATGAATGAGTCAAATGTAAGTAATTCTGGCTCAACTTATGTTTACATGGCAATTAGAGGCAGAATGAAAACACCTGAAGCCGGTACTGAAGTATTTTCACGTTTAAAAAATACAAATTCTAGTAATGATACCCATAGTGCAGGTTTTAATGTTGATGTTGCTTGGATACTTAGACAAACTCAAAATTCTGGCAACGAAAGATATATGTATTCTAGACAAATTGGTTATAACAGAGGAGCATCTCTAAATAGTAATGGTACTTTTGGAGATACTGCTAACGCATTTGTTTTTAGTGAGGAACAAAATAAATTTAGTAGTACATATATTGATGACACTACTTCAATAAGTTACGCATTTAAGACAGCTCCAAAAGTTTTTGCTCATCATATAGTGTATGGAACTGGTTCAGGAGCAAAAACACATGATCATGCTTTAGGTGTTACTCCTGAAATGATAATTATGAAATATATATCTTATAGTGGTAGTAGTTTTGGTAAAGATTGGTACGTTTATCATAGTTCACAAGGGTCTTCTGAAGGATATTTACGACTAAATGCTAATAGTGCTTTTGCTGATTATTCAGGGCATTTTGGATCAGTCTCTTCAACACAATTTACTTTAAATCAATATCTTAATAATGCTGCTACTGAACCTACGTCTGTACAATTATTTGCTACATTAGCCGGAGTATCAAAAGTCGGCTCAGTATCTCATTCTGGTTCAACTGATGTGGATTGCGGATTTAGTAGCGGAGCTAGATGGGTAATGGTGAAGCGTTATGATTCAACAGGTGATTGGTATGTCTGGGATACAGCAAGAGGCATTGTAAGTGGTAATGATCCTTATTTTCTTGTAAATAATAAGGATAATGCAGAGACTACAAATACAGATTATATAGACCCGCTTTCGTCAGGATTTACCCTAACATCCAGCTTCACCTCTGGCACATATATATTTTTAGCTTTTTCGTAGGAGACAACAATGGCAAATGAATATCGTCTTAAATCAGACGGAAGTATAAAAACTAAAGAAGAACTTATAGCAGCTAATAAAAATATGTCTATGCCTAAAGTATGGGGAGAGGGTGTATATGAAACTTTAGGAGTTGACGTAGTTTTTGAAACTCCACAACCTACACCAAGCGGAGCTTATAAAAAAGTTGTACGAAATGGTGTTGAGCAAAATGCTAAAGACCAATGGGTACAGGCTTGGATTGAGCAAGATATGTTTGCTGACACTACTGTTGATGGTGTGACAACAACTAAGGCAGAACATGAAGAAGCTTATCAAGCTACATTAGATGCTAATGCTGCTGAAAAAAATAGATTAACTCGTAATAATTTATTAGCTGAAACAGATTGGATAGGACTATCAGATGTTACAATGTCTTCTGATTGGGCTACTTATAGACAAGCTCTTAGAGATGTTCCAAGTCAATCAGGATTTCCCCACGATATTACATGGCCTGAAAAGCCTGAGTAACTATGAAAGTTTTATTTATTTTAATAGTTACTATAGGTGATCAAAGAGTAGACCAAACTTGTGATCAAGCTCTTTGCTTTCAAGATATAGACAGATGTTTGTACTTTGCTCAAAGATTAAATAATCAACCGCAATACCCAGACATTAAAGCTCATTGTCAGCATATTAATGTTGATGAAGACTCAAGGTGGTACAAATAGTATGGAAAACATTGTTTATTTAAATCCTAAAAATAAAGATAAATTAATTGAAACTGCTACTAAAGAACTAGTAGATTATCTTGTTACTCAAGCAGATAGAGGTGTACCTCTTGAAGCTATCATAGGTCTTTTAGATGTTTATAAAACTAATATAACTATTGAACTTTTATCATTTAGTGAGGATAAGTAGTATGGCAACTAAGAAAAAAGGGTCTATGAAAGGCCACACCATTAAAGGTGGTCATAAGCGTCCAACTAAATCTGGTGCAGGTATGACCAAGAAGGGTGTGGCTAAATACCGTAGAGACAATCCCGGCTCTAAGTTGCAAACAGCAGTTACGGGCAAGGTTAAGAAAGGTAGTAAGGACGCAAAGAGGCGTAAGTCGTTCTGTGCTCGTTCTGCGGGGCAGATGAAAAAGTTTCCAAAAGCAGCTAAGAATCCTAATTCTAGGTTACGTCAAGCAAGAAAACGGTGGAAGTGTTAATCATGACTGAACAGGAATTAGAATTACTTATACATAAAGCAGCCCAAGAGGGAGCTAAAGAAGCTCTCAAAGAAGTAGGTTTGTCTGATGAAGAAGCCTATGACGATGTTAAAGAACTTAGAAGTTTACTAGACTCTTGGAGAGCTACTAAAACTACAGTAGGACAGACTATAGCTAGAATGGTAACAACAGCGTTACTGACTGCACTAGCGGTTGGTATTTACATGGGATGGGGAGAATAACTATGTTGACAGCACTACACGCACTACTAGAAAAACTTCAAGGATTTTTAACACGCACTAAAGATAAACTAGACTCGCCCTCTAATTTAGATAATAGAGTATTAGTCTATGCAGGTGTTGTAGTCGTTATACTTCTTGGAATCGCAATAGCAATTTAAAAGGATATAAATTATGATTGGACTTGTAGATAAATTAATTGGGCCTGTATCAAGCATCTTAGATAAGTTTGTAGAAGATAAAGATCAGCGTTCACTGTTGGCACATGAAATAGCAACTATGAGCGAACGTCATGCTCAAGAAACTATACAAGCTCAATTAGAAATAAATAAAACTGAAGCAGCACATAACAGTTTATTTGTAGCAGGATGGCGTCCGGCTATAGGATGGTCTTGTTGTTTAGGTATGGTTGGTAACTTTCTTATAATCCCATTTGCTAACTTTGCATTAGCATTAGCTGACACAGATATAGTTATACCATTAATTGACTTACAAACTATGATGCCTGTTCTTCTAGGTATGCTTGGTCTAGGTGGACTAAGAACCTTTGAAAAGGTTAAAGGTGTTCAAAGAGAGAAATAATTATGGCTAGAAAAAGAGCATACAAGAACAGAGTAGACTATCGTAAAGGTGGTAGAGTTTCTTATCAAATTGGTGGTATGACTGATGAAGATAGGCAAGAAGCTCTTGGAGCTATTGACTCAAATGTTAATACAAGAACTACGCCTACAGCTACACAGCCTCAACCTAGTAATGTACCTACTAAATCTTTTACTCAGGCAGATATAGATAAAGCTGTTGCTGATCTTAATGCAGGTACAAGAACTGCTGCTGATCTTGCAAAAGAGTATGGTGTTACTGAAGATTATGTTAATCAAAACTTAGCAGCTATTAATACAGCTTCAGGCTATACACCTCCTGCTGCTCAAGCTGCTGCTAATACTCAAGCTGCACCTGCACCTGCACCTGCTCCGGCTACAACTTCTACCATTCCACCTATTACTGATTCTACTATAGCAGCTATACCTGCCGATGGTAGATATACTCCGGCTGAAACACAACAAGTAGTTGATGCTCTTAATGCAGGAACAATAACTTCAGCCCAAGCTGCTGATAAGTTTGGAGCTACTGTAGCACAAGTAGAGGCAGAACTAGCTAGACAAAATCAAGTAGCAGACACAGGTACTACTGATATTCCTGCTCCGTTTGCAGGAGGAGTTCAAGCAGCTACCAGACCTAAATTGTTAGATAGAGCGCAACAAGCACAAATGGCTGCTGTTGATACTGCAACAAAAGCAGATGGTACTACAGCACCGGGAGCTTTTATATCTGATTATCAAAGAGTTGATCCTAATTTATTATTTGATGATAGAATAGCAGCAAATATTGATCCAAGTACAGGTATAACAGCAGATGCAGATGTAGAGGCAGTATCAGACTTTGAAGACATAACAGCACCTACAGGAGTATCTACGTCAGCTTTTACAGCAGCAAAGGCTACTGTAGATCAAGCAGCTAAAGCAGGTACAGTAACTCCTGCAAACTATAACGCAGCTTTAGTAAATGTTTTAAACAGTCCACAGTTTGCACAAAATAGAAATAGACCACCTATTACAGTAGATGAAATTAATCAACTAACTGAAAGAGCGCAAGCAGCACAGTTTAGTGCAGAACAATTAAAAACTGGATTAGGCAGAAGAACAACAGATGTTAATTTGTCTGATGCTGCGTTCGTAGAAAAAGTAGAACCAAGAGGAATGACTACTCTTTCACCAACTAAAGAAGCTGAAAAACAAACTAGAGAAGCTATAACAGGTACATCAGCTACAGGTGATGCTGCTAGAATTACAGACACTATAGACTATGAATCTTATAAACGTAGAGAAGTTACAGGAGTTGCAGCTAAAGATGCAGCAGTTCAGTTTACTGCACAGACAGCTAACATTCCCACTAACTTAGCAAGGACTATAGTAGAAGACCCCGCTAAAGTAGAAGCACAGATAGACAATGAAACTCCTGAAGTTATTGCAGCAGTAGCAGCGTTACCTCAAGAAGCTTTAGTATCTTCACAGATGGAAACACTTTTAGCAGGTATGGAGTCTGGTAATATACCTACATGGGCTAGACCTGCTTATGATGCTGTTAATCAAAACATGACTCAACGAGGCATAGATGCTTCTACGGTAGGACGAGATGCTTTATTTAATGCTGTTATACAAAGTGCTATACCTATAGCCCAAAGTAATGCACAGGCTTTACAGACTAGAGCAGCACAAAATCTTTCTAATGAGCAACAAGCTAATCTACAAAGATCACAGTTAGATGCTACTAGAAGAATGAATAACTTAGCAAATCGTCAAACAGCAGAGTCACAGTCAGCGCAGTTTGCACAGAACTTAAATGTTCTTCAAAGTCAGTTTAATCAAGAGAGAGATACTTTATCTGCTAATCAACAGCAGCAAGTTAGACTACAGAATCTTCAGAACCAACAAAGAACTGCTGAACTTAATGCACAGAATGAAGCTGCATCTAGATCACAAAACTTAGGTAATGAACAGCAAATAGAACTTGCTAACTTACAAATAAAGAATCAAACAGAACAGCAAAACATGACTGCTGAAAATCAAGAGCGTCTTGCTGAGATGCAAGTAGCAGCAGACTTCTTGTCTAGAAATGCAGGGTTCGCTCAACAAATGGAGCTTGCTAATCTTAGTAGTGATCAACAAACAAGACTAGCTAATTTAACAGCTTTAAACCAAGCTGATGCTCAAAATTTATCAGCAGCCCAACAAACTGAATTAGCTAATTTAAATTCTAGGATGCAGACTAATTTAGCTCAAGCTAGAATAGCCGAAAGAATGGGAGTAGCTTTATTAAGTGCAGATCAACAACGTGCAGTTAATAATGCAGCTACAGTAGCCCGAATGGATTTAACTAAGTTTAATGATGCACAGCAGGTTGAACTAGCTAATAGTCGTTTTATGCAAACTGCAACAATAACAGACTTTAATGCAAGACAACAAGCTGTTATGCAAAATGCTACAGCACTTGCAGGACTAGATGTTGCTACAGCCGATCAAAGAACTAGACTAGCTATTACTCAAGCTCAAAACTTTTTAAGTAGAGATATGGCTAATTTAAGTAATGAGCAACAAGCATTAATACTTGATACGCAAGTAGAGCAACAAAGACTATTATCTGATCAGGCAGCTACTAATGCAGCTAGACAATTTAATGCTACATCAGATAATCAAGTTAATCAGTTTAATGAAAGTTTAGCTACACAAATTGAACAGTTTAATACAAGTCAAACAAATGCTATGGCTCAGTTTAATACTGCTGAAGAAAATAGAGTAGCAGCAGTAAACGCAGGTAACGCTATAGATGCTGCTAAGTTTAACAATCAAATTAAAGTACAGATTGATAGTTTTAATGAACAGTATGATTTACAACGAGAACAATGGAACGCTGCTAATGCTCAAGCTATAGAGCAATCTAATATACAATGGCGTAGACAAGCTAATACGATTGATACAGCAGCTACAAATGCAGCTAACCAAGAAAATGCAGCTAAAGCTTTTCAAATTTCAGCAGCCGATCAAAATTTTATTTGGCAAGAACTTAGAGATGAAGCAGCTTATTTAAGACAGGCATATGAAAATGATGAACAAAGAACAACAACTCTTTATGCTACAGCAATTTCAAATGATGTAGGCGGTAAAGGAGCAGACGGCATTAGTCCAATTCTTGATCTTATTAAAAACAAAGTAGTTAGCTAGGAGAAAACAATGGGATTCTTTAAAAAAATATTTAAAGGTGTTAAAAATGTCTTTAAGAAAATTGGTAGGGGTATTAAAAAAGTTGTTAAAGGCGTTGGCAAGTTTATGAATAAGATTGGCATTGTTGGTCAAATAGCTTTAATGTTTATTCCGGGGGTCGGGCCTATGCTTAGTTCTATGTTTAAAGGCATGGGAGGTATAGCAGCAGGAGCTTTAAAAGCTATGGGGCCAATCGGAAATGCTGTACTTAAAGGCTCACAATTTGTAATAGGTAAAGCAGGTAAGTTTATAACCGCAGGTAAAAATGCTTTTGGAACTATTACAGAAGGAATAGGAAGTTTTTTAAAAGAATTTACTAAAACAGGTTTAAATAAATTAGGTTTAGACCCTACTAAATTTGGATTTGGAGATGTGGGTTCTAGTACTTTTTCAGAAGCTTGGGGCAAAGTAACTACAGATATAACCGCAAATGCTAATAAAATTTTAGACCCTTTTAAATCTAGCATAACCGCAGGTTCAAATACAACATTACAAAGTATATCAGATAGTGCTTATCATTCTGTAGATAGTATTAAAAAAATGAATCCTCAAATATCTGATTGGGGCAATATTGATGGACAAGTTATAAATTTAGATATGGATAATATTTCTAATGTTGTACAAGGCCCATCTTTAATTAATAGGTCTTCAATAGCTCAAGCAACAACACCGAGGTCTTCTTTGTTAGATAAAGCATTAAGTCCTGATACAAACCTATTAACTGGAGAAAAAATAATACCTACTCCAACTGTAGATGTACCTTTTAAAATGCCAAGCCCTCCAGTAGAAGATGCAGTAGGTGGCTTTTTTGATACTACAGTAGGTGGTTTTGCTAAAGATGTAGGCGTTAGTGCTGCAAAAACTATGGCAGTACAAGGAATAACTAATTTAGCAACAGGCCCGGCTCCTGAACCTCCTAATATTGGTTATACAGTTGATGCCGGAACTGTTCAAGTATCTGGTGCAGGTGGAGCAGTAGACTATGGTATAGGAGGCGATCAATTCTTAGCAGCTTCTTTAAGACAACCAAAAGCTACAGGTTTATATGATGGTTCTAATACTTACGCTGCTGACTTACAAGCATTTTATAGATTATCTTAAAGGAGTTTATAATGGCAATGCAGAGAATGGATAATCCTATAGACTCTAGAGTTTCTTTAAATAGATCAATTCCCGGTCAAAGTTTAACTAGCGATCCTGATAATCCGTGGCCTTGGGAAAAACCTCCAGAGTTTGTAAATCTAGATGAAAGTCTTAGATACTTATTAAATATAATAACTCAACGAGATGCGTACTCATCTTTAATGGATATGACAGCAAAAGGAACTCCTTTAATGGAAATATCTCAAGTATTATTATTTCAAGGATTTACAGAAGGTAAATGGAATCCTGATCTTATGATGATACTAGCTGAACCTTTATGTTATATGTTACTAGCACTATGCGAAAGAAATGATATAGACCCTATAATTTATGATGGCGAAGATGAAGATTCAGATGAAGAAGTTCAAATGTTTAATGTAGATATGAAAAAAGATAAGCTAAGAAAATTAGCTGAAGCTGCTAGAAAAGATACTATTCCGGCAGGAGTATTACCTACAGAGATAAAAGAAGATTTAGAAAATATAGAAGTTGCTAGTTTATTAGCACAACCTGATCAAGCTGTTGAAGATGACATTAATAGTCTATTAGGAAGGAACTAAAGATGAGTAAAGCAAAAGAATTAGGAGCAAGCTTATTATCTCAAAAAAGAGCTAGGGATGATAAGTTTAGAAAGCGTCAAGAATCTTTTCAAAAAAGACAAGCTTGGGCTGAACTTCTTATACCGCCTATTATAGATGCAGGTACTAGAGCACTTACAACTTCAAATATAGAAGAATTTGATTATAACTCAGCTTTGGTAAAAGAAAATCAAGACTATGCACTAGCTTTAGAAAATGCACAAACTAGATTAGGAATAAATAAAAGAATAAATGAAGAGTTTGGTGGTGATGCTTTTCAATATTATGCTAATGTTGATAGAGAAGAAGCAGAAAGGAGAGCAGCAGAAGCTTTAAGATCAGAAGGTATGGATATTTATGTTGGAGACTACGGGCCTTATAAAGAACAAATTACAAAATTAGTAGATGATTGGGCGCAAGAAAATGCTGATAAACATAACGAAGCTATGGCTCTTGTAAGAAAAATAGGAACTCCAGAAGAATACGCATCTTTAGTAAAATTAAATAGAGGCAAAGCTAGGTCTGATGATTTGTTTGGGGCTTTATTTCAAAAAGGTGTAAATTATGTTAGAGGAACTTCTCAAGAAGAATTGGATGCTAGAGCTATACAATCAATAGCTAATTCTCCTTTTGCTCGTAATGCTGATGCTTTAAATCTTTTTGAAAAAAACTATAACAAAAGTAGAAATGTTATGAAAAGTTATGACTTTGCTAAATTTGCTACTGATATGAAAGATGATCTTGGCATAGCAGGAGAAAAAAAACAATTATGGGCTATAGAAGACGAAGAGATACAAACACAAGTTGTAGATGGTAGATTAATGCTTAAAGGACAAAGAAAATGGTACGCTCTCAACAATCCTGAACGTAAATTTATTCAAGAATTAGATGAAGATAAAATAAATTTTAACGATTATTCTAGTCCAGAGATGAGAGACAAAGCAGCAGACGATATAGCTAGAGAAGTTTATGCAGCAGCTAATTTTCATATGATGGCTGTTGCTCAATTAAATCCTAAAGCTGTAATAGAATTTAATGAAAGAGTAAGTGATGAGTCAAAAGGTAAGCTTTCTTTAATAGATATAGAAGCGGGTGATGACATAGTTGAAAATTTAAAAATTGTATCAGATATTTATTCTGAACTGTCGGCAGTTCCCGGTAATTTAAGATCAGAAACAATGGATGCTGCTCTTAAAGCTCAATTTGATTTAATAAATACAGAAGTTACTGAAATGTTAGCAAGTATACTTGAATTTAAAACTAGTAATCCTGATTACTATAAACAACGCTTTGATGACATAGTATCAAAAATGAATGTAAGAATAAATAGTATTTTTGAAGCTAACAAATTAATAAGAGCACAGGGACAAGGAATCTAAAATGGCTGAAAGATTTATTTATACAGGTAATGATAATAGGCCCATCGAAGTTCCGGCTAGTGCAAACATTACTCCTTATAATGAGGATGGTACTTTTACACAGGAGTTAAAAGATTTTATTGCACTTCAAAGAGAACAAGGAAACTATCTTGATTCTTCTACTACGATAATTACTAGACCTACGCAACGTGATGCCCCTGATAGTATTATGCCGGGAGTAGTACCTAGCAAATCTCAAGCACAAAGATATAGAAGAAGCCAAGAAGAAATAGATATAGAAAATAAAATACTAGCAGATCAACAAAGGTCTGAAAGACTTTCTGAAGCTTCTGATGTGTATGCCGCAGGTTTAAATTTACCTGAAGTTGAAGAAGCCGAAGAAACAGAAGAAAAAGAAACTTCTACTTATACTGAAGTAGCTAAATCAATAACTAGAGCAGGAGTTAATACAGGACAAGCTTTAGTAGATGTAGCTTCTATTATAGATAGGGATGGAGATTGGTTTGGTCGTACACCAGAAGAAAGAGAACAAAGAAGAAGAGAAGCTGCTAGAAGAACTACTACTCTTGCATCTAAAGGATTTTCTTTTGGGTGGTTACCTGATGTAGAAATGGAAGACTTATATGATCCTGATACTGGTAAAGTAGTACCCGCAGAAGGTTTTACAGGACTAGCAACAGACTTAGGTTTAATGATAAGTGGCTATGGTGCATTAGGAAAAATTAATGCTATAAAAAATATAAAGAGTCCTATAGTTAGAGAAGTTACTAAAGCATTTGTATTGGAAAATGCTTTGTTTGATCCTGAAGATGGCAATTTAGCTACAGTATTAGAAGAAGTATTTGTTGATTCTGAAAGTGGTAAGTCTTTAAATTGGGCGCAACAAGCCATTGAGTTTTTATCTACTGACCCTGATGATTCTAGAGCTACAGCAAGATTAAAACAACAAATAGATACTATTGGTTTAGGTGTTGCATTTGAATTGATGGGTAATAGTTTTTTTAGAAAGAAAGGCTATGAGATGTACGATACTCGGGCAGAAAATTTAACTAATGAACAACGGGTAAATATAGTTGTAAGTGAATTAGATGAAGCTAGGCAACTAGCAGCAGTAGCAAAACAACAAGGAACTACTAAAATAAATATTTCTGAAACCGATGAAGGTGTACAAAAAATATTAAATCAAAATAAAGGTATTACAGGTGGTTTTAAAAGACTTGGAGGATTATTTTTTTCTTCAGATGGTTTTCTTTCTAGATCAGGTAAAAATTTATTAGATGAATCTGTCTTTGCTCAAAGAGCAGCTATGCAAAATGCTACAAATGTAGCAGGAAGATTACAATCGAAATTAGAAGATTTAATGTCTTCAAATTCTTTAAATAATTTTTTGCCTGAACAAATACAAAAAGTTTTAACATCTGATTTTAAAATGCCAAGAGTTATAAATGATGATAATTATGAAGATGTAGTACAAGATTTAGTAGATCAATTTTCTATACCAAGAGATATAGCTCCAGAAGTAATAGAAGCTAGATTACTTATAGATGATATGTCTAGAAAAATGTTACATACTGATTTTGTAGATGATGGTGTAAAAGAAGTTATTAATGAAAATATAGGTGCTTATTTAAGAAGATCATATCATGCTTATGAAACTAAGGGGTACACCCCTAGTATAGATGTAAGACTTGATGCAGAAGATTTTTTAAAGAATCAAATTCTTAATGATCGTTCAGAAATGTTAGAAATAGAAAATTTAGTATATAAACAACATGGAGTTAATTTATCTCCTGATGAACTTATTGGTCATGTAGATGATATTTTAACTACTAGAGTATCTGATTCTATTAATGAAATGTTAGATAATAATATTTTTGAATATACAGATAAAAGCCGAACATTAAACAAATATATATTTAAAGCAAAAAAAGATATACCGCCAGAAATAAGAGCGTTATTAGGGGAGATAGAAGACCCCGCTTTAAATATTGTAAAGACTGTAGAAAAAATGTCTAAGTTTTATGAGGTAGGTAGATTCCATAGTAATTTAAATGAAATAGCTAATGGTAAATATATTTTTGATGATGGAATAGCTAGAGATACAGAAGTTTTTACAACACAAATAAATATGACAAACTCTCCGTTAAATGGAAAGTGGACAACACCAGAAGTAGCAGCTAGTTTGCAAAATAATAATGCTTGGAATCCCGGTGGCATTATAGATAGTGGTTTTTTTAAGAACTTAGCAACTGCAAAAGGTACTTCACAACAATCTAAAACAGTTTTAAGCATAGCTACTCAGGCTAGAAACGCAGCAGGTGGAGTGCAGTTTGGATTAGCTAATGGTGTATGGCCCTTTCAAGGTGGTGTTAATAATAACGCTGTTCTTTGGAATAAAATATTAAAGTCTGGAGATGAAGCTTTAGATGCTCAATATGAAAAATATCAAAGACTAGGTGTTATTAATACTAATGTTCGTTTAAGTGAATTTAAAGATTTATTAAGAGTAGGTGAGGAATCTACTGCTGATAATTGGTTTAGTAAATTAAGAGAAATTCCTTATGGTGGTCAAGTACTAGATAAAACTATTGATGGTGCTACAGAAGTTTATATGGCTACTGATGATTTTTTTAAAATGAATAATTTTCAAAGAGAATTAGAAACTTTACAAAAAGCATTTCCAAATGAACCACTAGATGTTTTAGAACAAGAAGCTGCGAGAAAAGTAAAAAATACTTTTCCTAATTATGATAGAGTTCCGGCAGGTATTAAAACTTTAAGATTTTTACCAATGGGTAACTTTGTTTCTTTTCCTGCTGAAATATGGAGAACAAGTTATAATATAATTACAGAAGCTAGTAAAGAAATTGCGTCAGGTAATCCAGTATTAAAAGAAAGGGGTCTTCAAAGACTATCAGGCTATATGCTTTCTATGGGTTCTTGGCAAGGAGCAGCAACGGCTAGTGCTTTAACTTATGGTTTATCTGATGAACAACAAGATAATATTCACAAAGTTACAGAAACTCCGTGGAATGGAGGAGCAACTAGAAATATTGTTAGAGTAGGAGATAAGTTTTATACACAAGATACTACAAACTATAATTCTTATAATACTATTCGTGCGCCTTTAATGGAAGCATTAGAAGATGTTAGAACAGGAAAGTTACAAGGCGAAGAATTAGATAAAGTATTAACAGATGCAGGTATAAATTTTGTTGGTAGTCTTTTAGAACCTTTTGTTTCTGAATCAATGCTTGCCAAAAGTCTTTTAGATGCTAAATATTCGGTAACTAATAATGGCGTAAGACCAGATGGTTCAAGAGCGTTTAGTATAGGAGAAAATCCTGTTGCTTCAATAGTTGAAAGTATACTAACTCCTTTTATGCCCGGAACTATAGAAGATGCTTATGATTTATATAATATAGCAGCAGGTAATGTAAATGAATACTCAGGTAAATTACCAGAATGGCAAGGAGAATTAGTAGCTTCTTTATTAGGTATAAGATTTCAAGAAGTTGATCCTGTAGAAGCTTTACGTTTTAAATATAGAGAGTATAGAGAACTTAGATCAAATTTTATTAACCCCTCTTATCCAAATTTTAGAGAAAATGCAGATGATATTATTGAACAAGTAGATACAAATCTACAGTTACAATATAAAGCAGCCCAAGATTTATATTCTACATATCAAGCTGTTCAGTCATTACTAGATGAAGACAGTACATATGGACAAGCTTTTACTGCAAGTAGAGAGGGTAGAGAAGAAGAACTTTCTCCTTTAGAACTAAGGTCTACAACAGCCTATCAAGTATTAAAAGATTCTGGAGCTAGTACCACACTTTTAATGTCTATGGAAGATGGTAGATTTTTAGATACAACTGATGTATTAAATTTTATAAAACAATCTTTTGATAGAGGCACTCCTTTTGCAGATGAAATACTTGAAGAACAGGCACAAGATAAATTAGATGAATTAACAAGAACAGCCACAAAATATCTTACTGTACCTTTAAATTTTGAACCCACTGAAAATCCAACTGGTTTTGGAGCAACTCAAAATTTAATTGAAAAACAACAAGCTGAAGAAAAAGCAAGAGAAGCTAGAGGCTCTTTTGCTATAGGCGGTGAAGTATATAACGTACCTCAAGCTCCTGTAGAACCTGATGAACGTATAGATAAGCTAACAGGTTTTCCATATAACGAGCAAGCAGGTGAAGCTTATATAGATGAAGAAGATAGAAAAATGTTTAGTGTTGGTGGACGTATAAAAAATGCACTAGCAAAATTAATAGGGCGTGGGCCTGAAAAACAAATGAATACTTTTATAGAAGCAGTAAATTTAAATAATGAATTAGTAGATAAAGGTTTATTAAAAGAAGATCAAAGACTTAGATATGCTGAATGGGAAATGACAAAAGATAAAGAAGGTAATCCCATACCTGTTAAAGATGAAAGAGGATACAAAGTACCTGCAAGATTTTTAAGTGAACAAGAAGTTAGAAACTTTAATAGAGATAATGTTGCAATGGGTATATCTGGAAATGAAGAAGCTTTCAATGCAATTCAACACGCTTTATTAGGATATGATAATGCTTATTTAACTACTCCTCTTGTTCAAGGCAGAGAACTTCTTTCAGCAAAAGAACAAATAGACTTGGGGCAAGACCCAAGAACAGAACATGGAGATAGATGGAACAATAGCTTTGGCATAGATGCTAGAAGAAGAGGTATTCCTAGAGAAGAATTTAAATATACTAATATAGTAAATAGTTTAGTTGATTTTAAAGATGGTAAAGGAACTAAATATAAAATGCAAAATAATATTCCTTTAGAAAGGGGGCGTGATCTTATAACAAATATGGGAGATGTTCCTCCAGATTTTATATCTAAAACTATGGATCGTTTAGGAAGGGCAGAACAAGCATTTAAAGAAAGGAACAACCAATGAAATACTTCACAGAAGATGAACTAAAATGCTCTCACTGTGGTAAGAGTAACATAGACGAAAACTTTATGAAGAAAGTAGAAGTCCTTAGAGAGCAACTAGGTTTCCCTTTCCCTGTTAATAGTGGCTATAGATGTCCAGAACATCCTATAGAAGCTCGTAAAAAAGTTCCGGGCGCACACGCAACAGGACACGCAATAGATATTGGAGTCTCTGGAGAGAAAGCATATAATCTTATAGAAGCTGCTATGAAGTCTGGAGAGTTCACAGGTATTGGTATTAACCAAAAAGGCAGCAGTAGATTTATACATTTAGATGACATAGAAAATTCACCCAAACGGCCTAGACCGTGGATATGGAGTTATTGATATGAGATATTTACTACTAGTTGGAGCTATGTTGTGTAGCTCTATGGCTCATGGAGCACCTACTTATGTAGATGATGTAGCTGAAATAATAAATAATAATTGTGTTGTGTGTCACCGTGATGGTGGGATTGGCCCAATGCAGTTCGAAACCTATGATCAAGTCAGACCGTGGAGTCCTTTGATACAACTTAAAGTTGCTAACAGAGAGATGCCGCCATATGCCTATGATCAGGGTATAGGAATACAGGAATTACATGGTGATTGGAGGCTCTCAGAGGCCGATATAGCCACGATAGTAGAGTGGGTAGATACCGGATCAGAGTATGGAAATACAGATGTTGTAGTACAACCTCCGGCCCTTTCAGACCCCGATCAGTGGAACTTCTACGGAGAGTTTGGAGAGCCTACAATGGTTATTCCTTCTACTCCTATAGATATACCTGCCAGTGGTAATGACCTATGGCACAAACACAATGTAGCTAGTGGGTTGACAGAGGATAGATGTATTAAAGCTATCCAAGTTAAGCCAAGAGGCGATGCTAAGAGTGTAGTGCATCATGCCAATAGCTCCGTTAATGTTGATGGTGAAAGATACGGGATGTTGACAGAGTATGCTATGGGTAAATGGGGCGAGATAGTACCTGAAGGTGTCTGTCGTACCATACCTGCTAACTCTGAGATAGCTTGGGACATTCATATGTTTCCCGGTGGTTTAGGAGCTATAGCACCCGGAACTATTATTGAAGATAATGTTGTAGAGATAGGACTATGGCTATACTCTCCAGAGGAATCTAAGGCACTTACATATGCTCAAGACCTCAAGCTTTACAGGATAAGCGATCAAGATGATATTGTTATTCCTCCTCATGGTTATCACATGACTCAGGGATTCCACTCCTTTGATCACCCTGTTCGCATTGATTCATGGCAACCTCATGGACACCTAAGAATGAACGCAGCAAGCTTTGAAATATTTTACCCTGATACTGGAATAACTGAGCAAATTAGTCAGGTATCTAACTGGAGTGCAACATGGCATCACAGTCACATATATGATCCAGACTTTGCACCTTTGATTCCAACAGGGGCAGTATTAGTTCTTAAACAATGGTATGACAACACTGACGATAATCCTAACAACCCTGATGCAGATCAGTGGGTTTATGGAGGCAGTAGAACAGGAGATGAAATGACTCATGCTTGGATAGCAGTAACTCATCTTGATGAAGAAGGTTATCAGGAAATGCTAACCGAAAGAAACAACAGGAGATTAGTAGCACAATGAGATACTTACTTATTGCTTTAGTTATAACTGGTTGCAGTAGTTTGCCGGAAAGGTCTGCTCAAGATTGGGCCATGCAAGATGCCAGAAACCAAGATATTTTTATGCGTAATATTCCAAGCAATCAAAATATTTTAAACTCAGGTGGGTGCGATAACATTAGTTATTGTAATGTCGATAGGAGGATGATGGCAGGACAATGAGAAGACTATTAATAATAATTTTACTATCACTTACAGGATGTTCTTTAAGCGAAGTCAGTATGCAAATGTCAGATTATCCTGAGTGGAATTGGATGGATCAACAATTATATATGCAAAATGTAAGGATTTGCAGAGCTATGGATCACTGTGCTGCTGAAGATTTATTTAGAAGATATTAAATTTAAAGGGGGCAGTAATGATAGAAGTAACAGTAGCCATTGCTGCTGCCTCAAAAGCAATTACAGTAATAAAAAAAGGTCTTGCATTAGGTAAGGACACCCAAGAGTTATCATCTCAGTTTGCACAATTCTTTGATGCAAAAGACAAAATAGATAAAGCCAAAGCAGATTCAGATCATACTCCCATAGGGAAAAAAATGTTTGATGCTCAGTCTGTAGAAGCCCATGCACTTGAGGTAGCACTAGCGGAACATAAAGCAAAAGAATTAGAGAAACAATTAAGAGAACTATTTGTTTATTCTGGTCAAGGAGATGTTTATAAATCCATGATGAGAGCTAGACAAAAAGAAAGACAAAGAAGACTAGTCGTAGCTAGAAGACAAGCAGAACATAAAAAATTTCTTTTAGATATGTTACTAATAGGTTCTGTAGTTGTAATAGGAATAGGATTTCTAGTATTTATAGTTAAGATCGTAATGGGAGTAGGAGAATAATATGTTAGCACTGTACACGGAAGATCAATTAGGAGCAGCATACCAGATATATGCTAGAACACACGCTGCTAGAGGACTAAACATAGTAGACTTTGAAACTTACAGAGAAATATTTGAAGCTCAATTTATAGCTATGTCAGAACCTCATAAAATATTTGATGGTAAGGAGAATACGCACTAACAATGTCTCCAAAGAAACTAGAGCTACAGTCTAAGTACGAGAAGTTTGATCTAAACAATGATGGCATCATCAGTGATGAGGAACTAGATAGAGCTAAAGAAATGGTAGACTTAGAACTAAGAGAAGAAAAGTCTGAGGCTCAAAAGATGATGGCTTGGTTAGCTATCATTATCATGGTAGTAACTACGGTAGTTTTATTTACGCCCCTAATATCTGATAGTAGAGTAAACGCTCTGTCAGATTTGTTGGGGCTGTTTTATTTTTCTATGTGTGGCATTGTCGGTACATACATGGGGGCTACCGCATTTATGCACCACAAAGCTACTAAGTAATTGTCGTTAAGTTTTTAACTTCTTTTTCTATGTAATCGTGTAGTCCCTCTAGTTTAAGAAATCCTTCTTTAATTACTTTTTGTATAATAGGGATTTCATTTTCTGGAAATACTTTACCTATATCTTCTATTGGTAGATATTTAAACTCAGATAAAATATTTCCATCTCTAGCTAAAAACACTCTAAAAGAAACAAGATTCCCTTCTTCTTTGCTGTCCATATTTATTACCCCTCTACTGCTATTCCTTTAAATTGGACAGACTCCATGCTGCCCTTTAGACCGCCCTTCATATAAGTTGTTGCTCGGCCTTCAAAAAAGTTTTGATGTTCTACACCTAGTACATCATCTATCCAATCAATAGGGTTATCCTTTACCCCAAAGTTAGTTTTTAATCCTAGCTGCAACAGTCTCCTGTCTGCTATATATCTTATATATTCTTTCATTTCAGATTTAGTAAGACCTTGTATGTCTCCCATTTGAAATACTAAATCCAGAAACTTATCTTCCAGTTTAACCATCTGCCTACAAACAGTATATATTTCTTTCTTAAAGTCATCTGTCCAAAGGCTAATGTTTTCCTGCATAAATTCTCTAAAGAGTTTAGTCATTGCTTCTACATGGAGGGACTCATCCCGAATACTATAAGTAACTATCTGCCCCATACCTTTCATCTTACCGAATCGGGGGAAGTTTAAAAGTATTGCAAAGCTACTAAACAGTTGAAGCCCTTCAGTAAACGCTGAATAGATCGCTAAGTTTTTAGCAATAGATTCTTTGTTATTTATTTTTAATGGAGAGCTACTTATATATTCATGCTTGTCAGCCATAGCCTCATACTCAGCAAATGCCTTATACTCAATCTCAGGCATCCCTACAGTATCTAACAGTAGGCTGTAAGCGTGTTGATGTATTGACTCCATGTTAGCAAACGAAGACATCATCATCCTAGACTCAGGCTTTTTAAAGACCCTCATGTATCTATCTATATATCCTGATGCTACATCTACATCTGATTGTGTAAACAATCTAAATATTTGTGTAAGTAAATTCTTTTCCGTGTCATCCATCTCTTGCCAATCTTTCACATCATTGTGAAGCGGAACATCTTCTGGCAACCATATCATTTGATTTTGTTGAACGTAATAATCAAACATCCATGGATGATCAAAAGGTTTATAGTAATCTCTAGTTCCTAGTAAGCTCATCTATTACATACTCCCAATAGTCTATTATCATACCTTTAGGTATAACCATTATTGCATTAACATACTCTTTGTCTTTGTCATTGTGGTACATATCGGTAGCTAATATCAATTCATTTTCATTATCAGATACTAACCATCCAACAGTAGAACGAGACACAGCTTTTAATTTCTTAGCTTCAGATATTAAAACATCTTCAGTATCAATCCAAGCATCATCCCATTTTACTTCCACAATTTTACCCTTCACAACTTAGACACCCCTCTTCTTCTAAATTAATTTTAGGAATTTTGATATTAACATTCTCTGTATTACGAGCAGCATTAGATCGCAAGTAATATAAAGATTTAAGTTTATGTATTCCCGCCCAATGTACATCATTTAGATACTGTAAGAAAACATCATGGGTTTCTTGATCAGCTTCTATTGATGGGGTCTTAAAAAATAAGTTTACGCTTTGGCTTTGGCAAACATATTTTTGTCTCATAGCAGCGTGTTCTATTATCCATATCTGATTTATTTCAGGAGCAGTTTTAAACATCTCTTTTTGTGCATCTGATAATATATCTAAATGTTGTACTGATCCTTCATGTGCTGCTATATCTTTCCATATCTCATCACGTTTCTTTTTACTAGGCACAAGCTCAAGTAAAAGATCGTCTAAGTATTTGTTCTTAACTTTAAAGCTCCCTGTTAAAGTCTTGTGTGTATATACATTAGCCCTGTTAGGTTCTATAGAGGGGCTAGTACCTCCACATATAATAGAGCTAGAAGCATTAGGAGCTATAGCAAGAAGGTGTGCATTACGTTTACCACTACCCTTCATATCAGGGGCTTCCCCTCTTTCTTCTGCAAGTTTCCTAGTGGTAGCAGAAGCTCTATCCTTTATGTAAGAAAACGCTTTGTTATTAAAAGAAGATGCGTACATACTTTCAAAAGCTATATTATTCTTTTGTAAATAACTGTGGAATCCCATAGCTCCAAGTCCCACAGACCTTTCACGCATAGCAGAGTAAGCTGCTTTACTGTAACCACTTTGTCCTGCAACGCCATCAATAAAGTTTTGAAGTACATTATCTAGCATAGTTATAAGATCAGGAATAAATGTATCTACTTTAGACCACTCATCAAAATGCTCTAGATTAACACTAGACAAACAACAGACAGCAGTTCTTTCTTCATTGGTAGGTAAAGTTATTTCAGAACATAAGTTACTTTGTTTAATCTCTAACCCTAGTTTCTTTTGTTCTTCTGGTAGAGCAGCGTTACAATTATCTATATTAATTAAGTAAGGCTCTCCAGTTTCCATACGAGTTTGTAGTATTTGAAACCATAAGTTTCTAGCAGATACTATCTTAACTGCGGTATTAGTTTTAGGGTCTATTAGTCTCCACTCAGAATCTTTTTCTACTGCATTTAAAAACTCTTTAGATATATTGACAGCGTTATGTAAGTTCAAACATTTTCTATTTAAATCACCGCCAGTGGTTTTCCTCATGTTTATAAATTCTTCTATCTCAGGATGAGATATATCCATATAAGCAGCATAGCTTCCTCTTCTTGTAACGCCTTGATTGAAGGCTAACATCTGAGAGTCTACAACGTGCATAAATGGTATTGATCCAGTAGACCTGCTACCGTTAGAAGTGTCCACACCATTGCTCCGAATATCACCCCAATATCCACCGATGCCTCCACCTCCACTTGCAAGCCATATGTTCTCATCATAGTGAACAGAAAGACCATCCCTTGAATCAGGTACATAATTAAGAAAGCAACTGATAGGTAAACCGCGAGAGGTTCCCCCGTTAGAAAGTATAGGAGTGCTGAAGCTGAACCAAAGATTACTAGCGTACTCGTAAAGTCTCTGTCCAAGATCAAAGTCAGTATTCCCCATATAAGTTCCACCAAATATACTGGCACGAGCAAAAGCCTCTTGAGCATGAGTTTCTCCTTCCCATAAGTATCTATCTCTTATGGTTTCTTTTGTAAAAGTATTTAATAAATCTTCCTTGCCGTAATCTATCCTTATCCCTAAGTATGGCTGAACTCCAATCTTCTCAGTCATTTGATTTCTTCTCCTTCTTTTTTATAGGTTGTTTCTTAGGTTTAGGTTTTATTGAGTTCTTTTTTCTGTTGTACCTTTCGGTTCTTTCAGCTTTCCGATCCCACATTCTCGTTTACCTTCTCTATAAGTTTGTCTAAATACCAACGAGCTTTACGCAAGTCTTTAATATTATCTTTGTATTTAAACCGCCAAACATATTTTAATACATTACCTCTTAAATATCCTTCAAACTCTTCCTGAGTAGAAGCAGCTTCTATTGCTTCAATACATTCAACTTTACCATTATTATAATGGGTAGGATGATTTACTTCATCATTCGTTTGGCTGTTCCAAAGGTCAGCAAGAAAAGATTTTCCTCCATCCTTTTTAAATTCTTCATTAACATTATCCCACTCTTTAGGTGTTGCATCATCAATACTCATAGTGTCTCCTATTCACTTTCAATATTTAAAGTATTATCTTTACGATAGTTTATGTCTATCCACTTATCAGGTAATGAGTCTTCACTATACCAATCAAATCCATTTGCGGAAGCCCATTCACCATGACTTCTTTTAGTACCATCCTTTCTTCTTTTAGCCTGTGGCATTGGAGCAGAAGGATTGGCAAACAAAAATACTAATGAAGTATTGGGCGGTAAAGCCTTTTTAATCCATATGTATTTACTGTATTCTGCAAAGTCCCAGAACCTACCTTTAGCTTCTAAAAGAATTATTTGATTACCCATAATTCTAACAAAGTCAGGTTCGTAAACGTGCTCAATTATATAAGCTACTTCTTTAGTATGATGATCCCATTGTTTAAGAAGGCCGTTATGAAGTTCATGTTCCCAATTAGAATCATAACTAGGAGGAACATTCTTTTCTTTAGGCCGTTTAACTCTAGGCTTTCTAAATCCTTTGCGTACTCTTTTTTTGGTCAATGTCCTTTAACCTCACTTTGTCAACGTCCATATTAGTTTTCTTTACTAAAGCTTTGATTCTCTTAACAGTCCACTTAAAAGAGTAAGCACTTAATCTCATTTGATTGTTAGCAAAGATGTGTGTTTGATGTGATAGGTACGAAAGTATATTACGTTCGTTTATATCTTTAGATTGTTCTTCAGATACTAAAGTCTTAAACCATTCTACTAGTACAACTTTAGATTGCTTCCGTATCTTCTTGCAAGTTTTTGAATTCATGGTCTAGCTCCTGTACTTTAGGTTCTACTACAACTTTAGTAAGAAAAGCGTAGCCTTTAGAGTATTGAAAAATTCTTAAACCTTTACCATTATTAGAATCTTTATAGCACTCAAACTTATGTGGACACCAAGCACAGTTTTTGTGTAGCTTTTCATTACCCTTAACTCCATCAGGTATAGTGTTATAACAATACTCTGCCGGAGGATTTGAATCCTTTAATGCTTTATCTATAATTTTAATTTTATTTCTTATGTTTGGTTTATCTAAATCTTCTGGTTGATAGAAACAAAGCTCACCGTTCTCTTTATTAATAACAAGAAGACCACCTTTGTTTGTACCTTCTGACTCCTCATAACCTGCAAGCTGTCCTAGATAACCAAAAGGATCGTCATCTCTTAGTGTTCCGTTTTTAAATTTGTTAAACGCAAAGCCTGATGCAGTTTTAATATCTACTACTTCATCATCTATTATACAATCTATATGCCCTGATACGCCATCGACAACAACTTCTTTTTGTTGCCCTGTTAAATCGTGACCAGATATAATTACAAATAATTTAACTAACTCTTCTAGCATATGACCATAAAGAAATTTAATCTGTGTATGAGCACTAGGTTTAGAATCAGAGTGTGTATTTTTATATTTATTATCAAACCATAAACGTCTAACAGGTTTACCAACATTAGACATTCTAATATTAAAGTTAGAATCTCTATGAGTTGGGTTAGCCCAAGATCGAAGCGCAGCTTCCATAGCTTTACCAAATACTTCTATTTGATATTCAGATATATCTATAGCTTCACCATTTGATAGAGGTTCTATAGTTTCGTATATGTCTTTAATTAAGTCATTCATTTTTTATGCCTCACAAATCTACACTTGCGACTTTTTGAATTGTAATGTAAGTATTGCACATTTAGTTTTTTCTGTATATCTGTTTTACCTGAAAGCCTAGTATCTTTATATGACTTAACATCTATTAAAGTTATCTCCCCTTCTGGAGACATAGCCACAATATCTACAGGGCCAGTACACCCACAGTTTTTAAAGACATGATAGCCATTATCCCATAGCCATGTAATAGCATAGTGTTCTGCTAGATCACCTACTCTACTTGGATTATGTTTTATTGTCATATTAATTCCTCTATATTATTTAAAATACTTATAGGTAAATTATAACAATCTGTTAATACTTGCCAATTATTAGAGGGATCAATATGTCCTTTTTTTAAGAAGGTAGCTTTTTTAAAATATTCTTTTTTATTTAAATATCCAAGTATCCATCCTTCTTTCATACTATTTAATATTCTAGTAAAAATATACATATGACATTTTTGTTTAGTATTTAAAGCAGCTATAGAACATTCATAAGTAAGTCTTGGAGGGGTGTTTACTCTTTTTGTTTTTACATCTATTTTAAAATTATTATGTATTATATCGTAATCGTATGTATTACATAATTCAGATTTTAAAAAATTAGAAACTATTATTTCTCCTAAAAATCCGTGTACGTTTCCCTGTCCTTTTGTTATTGAATTATTTAATCGTCCCATTTTATTAGCTAAATGCTCTGCTTTTTTTATATCTTCAGGAAGTATATTAATGTGTTTCACTCCAGTTATCTCCTATATGATATTCACCATCTAAAGGACACTTCATGTCAAACTCAAGTCCCGCCTGTTGTATAGCTTTAACTCCTAACTTACCTACCTGCTGTGCATCTTTTTCAGCTACTTCTATCTGCCATTCATCATGTATGTTAGCTACAAAGTGGGCATCAAGATTATGTTCTATAATATATTGGTTTAAAAGCTCTAAAGCTTTCTTCATTACTATACTACCACCGCCCTGTAATAAAGCATTGAGGGCTGAGTGTGCTGATCTAATATAAATCTTACGACCATCTAACCCTTTGATGAAACCTTTTGCTGCTGCTCTCGTAACTCTGTTTTTAAGAGTTCTAAGTGATGGGAGATTATCAAGGAAACGTTGTTTAAGTCTTTGACCATCTTGTTTGCTTCCTCCAACCACGCTTCCAATTTTTTCATTTCCCGCTCCGTATATGAAGGCGTATATAAAAGTTTTTGCCTGATTTCTAGATTTAAGTCCTGCAATTTTTTGATTAGCGGAGTGTATGTCTCCATGTAAAATTTCATCAGTGAACTCCTTGTCGTTCATATAATGTGCAAGCATCCTAAGTTCTAGCCCCGAAGCATCTATACCTACTAGGTTATAACCTTTGGGTACTATCCAACAAGCTCTACAATCTTTTCCATAAGGAGAGCTAGAACTAGGAACTTGTGCAAGGTTAGGTTCTCGATGAGTCATACGCCCTGTTATAGTTCCATTGGGATTAACAAAGCCATGAACTCTACCATCATCATCTGCATTATCTAACCAAGATTTAATTTGAGCTATACGTTTTTGGTACATCAAATAGTCAGCTATAAGTTTAGCTTGAGGTATAGAATCTATTCTTTTAAGAGTTGATTCATCTACAATAGGCTGACCAGTAGGAGTAAACTTACTAGGCTTCCAACCAAACTTCTGTAAATATTCTCCTATTTGTTTTCTAGAACCTAGATTAAACTCTGTTCGACTAATTCTTGCGACTTGATCGTGAGCTTCTAAAGCATCATACTCATCAGAGTTTAATCTATACTTAGTACCATCAGCAGCTACAGCCATCCTAGATAGTTTACCTGCTTTAGTTTTAACAGGATAAAGAATTAAAGTATGTTCCTCTGGTTTAAATTCTTTATGTACTTCTGCAACTGTAGCATCTAACTTATCTTTTAATGTAGCCAACAAAAGCGTAGCAAACTTAACGTCTAACAAGAATCCCTTATCTCTTTGTTTAGTTAATATACCTGCTATGTTTTGTTCTAAGTTTATAGAGTCTCTAGAAAACCCATGCTTTTCTTTACTCAAAGCATCATAAACTCTTTTGTTAAGTAATACATCACGCTCACAATACTTAACCATATCAATAGAGAATGTTTGGTAATCATTAAACTCTATCTTAGGACAATCTAATCTAAAGCCCCAAGACTCAAGGCCATGATTGCCCTCTCGTACTGGATTGAATAATCTAGAAAGAACTAAAGTATCTATTAGTTTTTTGCCGGACAAATCAACGCCAGTAAGTTTCTTCAGTACAGGTATATCAAAACCTATAATGTTATGACCTATAAGTTTATCAGCATCCTGTAAAGCTTGAAGACCTTTATCAAGTTTATCACCCCAATAAGAACAAACGTGTTCTGTATCGACATCACAGGTACTTAAACACCAAATCTTAGTGGCATTTAAATCATCTGTTTCTATGTCAAATACTAAAGAGGTCATAACTCTGCTCCATCATCTTCAAAGTCTGCGGCATCTAACTCTTTAAGTCTACCAGTATCCTGATCGTACAGCAAATGAGTAGCCATACCAACGTCACCAGTATATCTAGATTTAAGTATCCGCATATGAGTTGTTTGAGAATCTATAGGATCATCAGACTGTTGGTTACGCTCAAGAGCTATAACACAATCTGATAACTGAGCGATAGACTGAGAACCTCTGAGGTGATTGAGTCCTACTGTCACTCCATTCTCATGTCCTCTATTACCTTCAACCCTTCTTAGATGTGAAACTAATATCATACCCGCCCCTGTTTCTTCAACGATAGATCGTAGCTTAGTCATAATACTATCTATGGTTCTACGTTCATCACCCTCAGTGGTAGCTGATACAAGCATATGTAAGTGATCTACTACTACCCACTTACAGTCACAACCTATAATCATAAACCTAATCTTACTAAAGATTTCGTCTATATCATTAGAGCCAAAGTGAGCATGAATCCACACTCTACCATCACTATAAATTTTATTATAAATTTCATCTAAATATTTTTGATCATAGTTTTCTCTAACATGATCTATATACAGTCTATCATTAGCTTCAATAGACATCAGACAATCCAATGTCCTCATATCATGTTCTTCAAGAGCTACAATACCTACATTATCTTGAGTCTGAGTTATAAGCCAATGCTCTAGTTCTCTAGTAATACTAGATTTACCTAGACCAGTGCCTCCAGTTAAAGTAACTAGCTCACCCGATCTAAGGCCATAGAGCTTTTGATTTAAGCCTTCCCACGGATAAGGTACAGACTCTTTCTTTTCTCTGTTAAAGTATTTATCTTTTAAATCTCCGGCATTAACCACACCGCTAGGAGTATATATCTTAGCACTCCACCAAGCGGTAGTATAAGCATGGGAACTGCCTTTGCGTAGCATATCATTGGCATCTTTAAAGTCCTCTGGTAAATTCATTATCTTAGCTTTACCCGGACTTAATATCCTAGCTACTTTCTTAGCTGCATCCCTGCCCGGTTTATCATTATCAAAATTAATTACAACTGTGTCGAACTTCTCTAGGAACTCAAGGGATTGCTTAACATCTTTGACTGCACCACCCGCCCCATTCTTAATAGAAACTACAGGCCACTTGGAACCAAGCAATTCGTATGCTGCCATTGCATCACACTCACCCTCAACAAGAGTTATAAACTTACCGCCTGATTGACATAGCTGTTCACCAAACAATCCACTACCTTGTCCAGTTCCCTTCCATGTAAACATTTTGTTTTGTTCTCTTACTTTATAACCTACAATTTCATTGGCTATATAATAAGGATAAAGATGTTTAACTATTTCTCCTTGTAAGTTCTTTATAGCTTTGACTCCAAAAGTCTTAGCTGAATTTAAAGATATACCTCTATCAGTAAGAGCTACAAACTCTCCTTCTGCATTATTCATAGCATTATTCCTGTAAGGTTTAATGTCTACAGGCTGTTTACAAAAATCATTTTCAGGAGTAAAGCTACTTCTACAAGATGACTCATAGTTCTTAAAGAACTTTGTGCAACTAAAACAATAGCCTGACCCGTCATCATTTACTGAGACAGGATCACTTCCCCCACACTCAGGGCAGGGTAAATGATACTTAGCAAATCCCATATCTAATCCTCTTTATCGGGCTGAACGTATGCTTCGTTTACATCCGGTGTAGAAGGATCATCAGCTTTATATTGTCCTGTAGCAGTCCTCGCTCTTTCAGGTTTAATAAGTGTATCATCATTACATTCATTATCCATAATGCTTTGGCGTAATGATTGCAATGCTTCTCGTTGTATCATAACTCTATCACTTAAATCAGACAGTTCAGTAACAGCTTTCTGTGCTAATTTAAATTTTAATTTACCTTCATCGCTGAAAAGGGAGACATTAAAGTCTCCCTCGTCAGTCCTGAATCTTGGAGTTTCAGGAGTTACATTCATAGTTCATCATCCTCTTCTAAAGATTCTTCGACATCAAACTCATCACCTGCTTGATTGTAGGATACCAAGTCAAGAACTTGTACAGCTTGAAGATCAAGACCCTTAAAGGTTTGTCCTTGTCGCTGAACTTCCCACTCCTTGTATTGAACATTACAGGTTGATCCATTACCTACTGATACATCTATTTCATTCTTAGATTTATCAAATAGTTTTGGAGCCGGACGAGTCATACCATTCGGGCCATTAACCTTTCTTTTAATAACAACTGCTTTACCGTTCTCAGTTTCTTTTACTTTGAAGCCACGCTTCTCAAAGTCACTAGCAGTATTGTTATCCAATAATACATTAACTGTATATACTGGTTCATAGGTTGTGTTTGGGACAGTTATAGAAGCCCACTCTACTTTGCAGTTTTTAAGTACCGCCATGTGTTATACCTCCATAGGTATGTTGTTGATAATTCTATTAAATTAGACATCCTTGTCTGTGTTTCTTCCTTTATGCTTTATATAACCTTTCTTTGATTCCTTATATTGATCTGAGTGTATCATAGATTTGTTAAACTTCCTAGCATTTTTAGCTACAGGATTACTTTTAATTAATTCATGTGGAGATTTTCTACGCATATCATCTTCCTCGTATCTATCTACGATCAACCGAACTGCATCTACATATGCTATATCTTTTTGAGATTCATAAGGTAATCCTTCTAAAGTATCTAGAAGTAATCTTAAATCATCATAAGTTTTTTTCTGTATCATTATGGATTTTATCCCAAGTACCATCCATATAAGAATCTATCATAAGATAAATAGCTATGTCAATAAAAAGAATAAGTATAAAAAATACTGAACCTAACATCATTTGATAGCTCCGCAAACTCTATTTCTTTGGCTACTAGTCATTACTAATCTTTGACCATCTGAATATGTACAAGGAGTACATTTCTGTATTTGACCTCCAGAGTTTACATAGGCTTTAATTTGAACCTCTAATTTTTTACTAAGTTCTCTTTTGTTTTCTGCAAACTCTTCTTTTTTATGTTTTCTTTTACTAAATAAAAAGTTTCTGTCACTTGTTAAATTTTTATGTCGTTGCTTTGCGCTCATTAAAATTACCCCACTCATATTTATCATCATTAATATTTATATTTGTTTGCATTTGAAAATTACCAGTATCCATGATCTCTATCTCTAAGAGTTTAAATTCAGTATCATGTTTATCTTTCATAAGCTTTTGAATATACTCAGCATTTTTTTTATTTATATAACACAGCTTATGCTTATCTTCTATAAAGTTTGATGCCTGTACAGTGGCTAACATATATACATTCATTATATCACATCTCCAGTATCTTTAGTTACAAAATTGCCTGATCTTTTTTCATAGAATACACCAAGAGCCTCAGTAATTTCATTAAAAGCTTTCTGCCATTCTATGTCATCAGGATCATAGTCTGAATAGTTAAGCATTATCTTTAGTGCTTCATTGATCTTCATTGTTTTTCTCCTTTATATTATTATTTATAAACATAACAACAATATGGCAAATCATATCCTCAAAATAATGATAAGTATCTTCATGTGGATATTTTTTTTCTATCAACTTAATGAATCTCTCATCAGTTGTATTACTATTAACACCTAATGCACTATCAATATACTTTATAAACTTATCTTTAATATAATTTTTAGGAGGAGACACATGGTTATTATGCCAGAAAACTTGCCACATTTGATCTATAGTTCGATAGTAGCGTTGCTTATTATCAGGCCACTCTTTTAAAATATTCATATTTATTCTCCAAAAAAAACGGGGGGTTTTTACACCCCCCAAAGGACTACACCACACGCACCGAAATTAGACTGCTATTTTAAACCCCCACTCATCTTTGTTCAAGACCTTTTGAACTTTATTTTCTCTAGTATGTTGGATACTAGCAGAGTATGTAGGAGCATTAGACTTTGAAACATGAGTAGACCAATCAGTAAGAGTATTGTAAACACCCCAAAGATTCTGACCTAACGCATTTTTGTAGTGAGTATTCCAACGATTCCAAAGACTCAAAAAGTTTCTATTGTTTTTGATATGTTCTTGCTCAGTAAAGTGTATGCCATCTACAACTTCTATAACTCCATGATTGCCATCAGATTCACTAGAAGCCATATGTCTATGTAAAGCAGTAGCAATCTCAGGTTTCTGAACTACATCAGCAAAGATTCGTAAGGCTTTGTAATTATTACATCTAGTACCATGCCATTTATGCCATAGCTCAGATTGCTCCATAAATATTGGAACTGCTTTGGTCATAACATCAGCAGCATGATCGAGGTTTAAGTGTATATTATGTCTAGATTTGTAAAGAGTTGCTACATCATTTAAAAATATCTGACCATTCTGACAAGCATCTTGTTTGGCTCCGGCTGAAACTATATAAGCCCAACTACCATTGAAGCTATTGGTAGATAGAAATCTTAAACGTGCTACGTCACCATCTGGAGTATACAGATAATGATTAGGTAACTCATGTTTAACATAACATTTTTTACCTGTCTTATCTAAAGAAATAGTTTCTTTTATAGAGCCATCAGCTAAACCAGATCGAATAATAATCTCTCGCTGATTATCTATCATTTGTTTGTGGGTCAAAGGCTTGTAAGATTTACTGTGAATCCCTAGTATTTGCCCGTTGTCTTTACGAACACTAGCATATTTATTATCTACAATAGCTCCAGTATTATCTAAACGTAGATTAGAATACTCTACGCCAAAGTCAGCACCATTATAGCTTGCTTCTCTTAGTGCTAGTCGAGCTTCGTTTTGAGCATTAACGTGTAAAGATGTTATATTTTGCATGGTATATCTCCAAGTTTTAAAGTTTAATAATCGTCTAAGTAACCTAAAAAAGTATCACCAGATTTGTTTGATACTTTTACTATCCAATAGTCTCCTGTAATACCTAATGATTCTACAAGTTCTACATTATAGATATAGTCAGAATCATATTGATTCCTCATTGAATCATATGCACCTTTTAAAGTGCGATATTTAAATGGTTCTTTCAGAAACATTATAGTCTCCAGTTAAGTATGTGTAATGTAATTCAGACACATGATGGGCATCAATAAAATCTTTAGGATACTTGTCTGCTATCATTGAACACCAAGAGTTCCAAAGATTTTCAGTGCCGTAGTCATGGCATAGTTTTATGTATTGTTTTATTTTAGTTTCATTGTTTTGAATACCTCGCTTGCTAGTTAAATTTTTGTTTAAAACCAATGACTTAGGATCGACACCATAAGTTTTTATATTATGAACATCCATACAGCCAACTAAACCAGATACTAATTGACAAACAAATCCGGCTTTAGCTATACCCAAACCATCTATCTTTAAAAATATTTTCATAAGTGAAAATGCTTTAAGATCATTGGAGTAATGTGAATTCAATGCAGCCATCATTTGACCATACATAAAATGTTTATGTGTAGATATATAATCATAAGTTGCTGCTTTGTTACCCCAAAGATAAATAGAATCTTTCTTTGATTCTTTAACTGATGACAACATATCACCAACTGCTGACCATTTCTGTTGTATACTTAATGAAACCATTAGTATAACTACAGCTAAGTTATCAGCGTTTCTTTGAGCAAAAGAATTTATTTTAAAATTGTGGTTGAGAAACATAACGAACTCTCCGTTTATTAGAAGTTCTTCTTAAATAATCTGTGTAACATCTTGCACACCATAAAACTTCTCCGGCTTCAGTACTTTGAGAAACTACTAAGCCTTGAGTTTGGCTACAAGATACACACTTTTTCTTTTCTTTAGACATAACTATCTCCAACTATTTCTACAGGGTCTTCAGTTTGTATCCATACTTTAGCCCCACATGACAATGGTTTGTCAGGACTATAAACAACTCGTCCATTAGTAAACTTAACTTCATTACATTTAATATTTTGTTTATAATTTTTTACAGTTAGTACAGGCTTGTTAGCCCCTTTATTATTAGCTCTAATATTGTGTTGGTTTACATGGATGTAGGTTTTCATGTTAATGTAACTCCTCATCATCATCTTTATTAATTACTACTTTATACTCACTAGCTGCAAGATCAAATGTTTCTTTATCCCATTCTTGATCTTCTATAATTTTATTTACTAAAATTTGCATAGCTAAAGAACCTTCAAGCAAACCAACTTCAAGCTTACCCATTATCATAGCTATTGCAGTTTTAGCAGTATGAATTTCATTAACAACTCGTTGAGCTTCTTTTCTATCTTTTTTATGTTTAACACTACGCCATTCTATTACTTTACCCATTGTGGTTCTCCTATATTAATATTGTTTTTTAACTCCAGATTTTTCTTGGTCATCATAACCTTTATTGTAGTCACTAATTTCTTTAGTATTTAAATCTGTTATTTTATTTGAGGTGTAACTAGCTCCCTCATAGTAATGAGGTTCTTTAGGTCTACCATAATAACTATCAGCAGCACCTCTATCATATGGACTACCATGTCTTAAACTAATCATATATTTCTCCTATTAATTTTTTTAAAATTAATCAAAGGCCAAAAGACTTCATCGTTATAAACTACCCCCTCATATTCAAATTCTACAGGATAAAAACCAAAATGATTAAAGTGATCTTCACACCATAAATTTAATTCCTTAATAAAATTTATCATATATTTCCTCCATTAATTCCATTAAAGTATCATGGTCTAAATCTTCCATAGTTGCTCTCCTACTTCCATTAAGTGGTGGACAGGGTAGGATTTGAACCTACGAAACCTAAAGGTGACAGTTTTACAGACTGTTTGCTTTAACCACTTGCATACCTGTCCTCGGTTTGACCGAGCCGTAGAACGTCTTTAATAACCCTTCTACACTTCGTTAGAAGGGTTTTAAAGACTTCTAAAATAATATATTAACTACCATAAATACTACAAACAAAACTGCTACGGCCATTCCCATAGCCCCTAGATTATCCATATTAATAATCCTCCCTCCATCTTTTAGGTAACCTTCTACGCTTTGGCTTATCTTTATGATAATTTTTAGTTTCATCAAGGTAATATGGCTGAGTTACACAAAATCTGCCAAAGGCATCACTAGCAGCTTTACGCCAATAGTAATTTTTTAAATATACTCTGGCTTTAGCCACGCTAATTTTAATAACTCCAAAGCCAAAGGACTGTCGAAACGTAGCCCATTTTCGACCCCAAGTAACATTATAATATCTTTGACCATTTTTAATATTAATATCTATAGAGAATTTATCTCCAGATTTAGGACTGAGCAATAAACTTTTATACTCTTTGAAATTACTTGTATCAATAGTATCTTTAAATAAATATTCAGACATTTCTGGCACTCCTATTGGTTCGTCTAAGTTTATAGTTTTTAGGATAAGTTTCTTTATACCAAAGGTATTCTGGAAGCGATCTCTCGCCCTCCTTAACTTTAGTTATTTTACCATCAGATTTAAAAAACTCTATGATTTGATCGTTTAAATTATTATTATTCATAAAGACCCTCTTGAGCAGTTTGAATTACAAATTCAAGATTTTCTAAATCTCTTATATTTTGTTCAGTAAACTTACTACGGCCTCGCCCTAGTAAATCTAAAACTTGAGTAGCATAACGATTCATAGGTTTATAACCTTGAAGCGAACCATTCCAATAAACTTTTTTTACTAATACAACTTGTGTAGCCATAATCGCTCTCCAAAGTGTTTGTAGTCTTTCTAAGTACCTTCACTACCTGAAGGTACTTAAAAGACTATTTAAATATTTATTTAAAATTTTATAGGTCTAAAACACCAATCTTTGTGGGAGTTATCCCCAGTAGATTTAACTATATGAATAGATAATATTTTTTTAGATCTTGAATATCTGTCAACTTTATACAAATCTGAAGCCGATAAAAACTTATAGTTATTATATCTAACTAACCGGAGAGAAGGATTTAACAAACATAAAATTAATTTAAAATATATAAACATAATAAAACTCCAAGAAGCCCCCCGAAGGGGGCAGTTAAGATTTAAGAGTTAAGACCGCCTAGCGAAGCTACAAGGGATTCCATTGCAGATTTAATACTTTGAACATCTTCCGATGTTTGAGACTGCATGGCTTCCAGAATAGTTAGTCTTTGACTAAACTCGTCAGACTTGGAAGTAGCCTTCCAAGACTTGTTGCCAGAAGCCGACTTAGGAGCCTCTGGCTCCTCTGAAACTTTCGGAGTAGCCTTTGGCTTGGGAGAAGTTTTAACTTTCTTGGTAGCCTTTGGCTTGGTAGAAGTCGTTGACTTCTTGGAAGCCTTTGGCTTATCTCCAAGACCATCGGTCTTGATTAAGTCCAAGATTTTCTTGGGACAAGTCTGTGACTTGAACCATTTCTGAATCATTCCATGATTTGGCTCCATGCTCTGAATAACGGCAGTTATTCTGGGCCGTAAGATTTTATTAACCTGCACTCCAGAAACTCCTAAAGTTTTAGCAGCAGGTTTTAAGAACCTATTGCTTACAGCAAAAATTTGCTTCAAAGAAGCAGGACGGGTTGAGTCGATTGTAGCGAAGTCAAAATTTGACATGGTTGAACCTCCGGTTCATTTGGTGGCGAAATTGCCGTTGAAAACTTTGGGAACCTTTTATGTCCCTTCACTACGTAAAGGGACTTAAAAGTTCTTTTCATTGATAGATAATTAAAATTAAATATTTTCTGCTAAAAGCAGAACATCATCCAGAACATCCTGTTCTGCTTGGGTCAAACCCATTATAGAAAACGGATGTTTTCTAACATGAGCTTCAATCTTTCGAATCAAAGTAATACTAAATGGATTTTTAGCGTAGCTATTTAATAGTTTTTTCATTATAAACTCCTTGAGTTTAAAAGTTGTGGTGTCGTTGTTGACGGTTTCTATTAAAGGCATAGCCAAAAATTTTTGTCAACAAAAAAATGTGCATGATTTTTCCTACGCATTATGCGTTGAAAACAGGCGATTTTTTAGGATTAAGCCGGAACTCTTTATTCTTGGTGCGTTTTGGCGGGAATTTAACGAGTTAAATCGTGTGGAAAATATGCGAAGAATCAGGTAGAATTTATAAACTCTCCAGAGAGTTTCTAAGTTGGAAGGATAAGTTGTTAAGTTATTGAATCTTTTGAGATTCAAGAGACTCTAAAGTTTACTTTAGAGACTTATAAATCTCTTGAGATTTATGGAAACTAGAAAGTTTAGACCGAAGGTCTACGGAGAACTTTAAAGTTTCTTTGGAATCTTGGAAGATTCCAGAGAGTTCTAGAGTTTTCAAAGTCAAGGACTTTGAAGATTTCTTAGCCCTCTAGAGTATATCCTATACTCTATAGGGCTAGGCAGGAGGCCACCCCACTCCCCATATATATATACTAATACAAATACATTTTGGAGGGTTTTAGAGTGTCAACCAGTTAGGGCGGGAACTCTAAAGTCTCTAGAGTGTCTTTAGAGGAAGAGTCGGGGCTGTATGGGATGTAGTGAACCCCGGTGGGTTCTATAGTATTATACATATAAATCTTTAATTTGTCAATAGGTGTTACACTTTATTACATTATTTACTTGACAAACCTTGTAAAACTATGTATAATATACAGTATTATGAAAAAAGAATTAACAGTCAAGCAACAGACTTTTTTAGACCATCTGATAGAAACAGGGGGTGATCCTAAGAAAGCTGCAAAGTTAGCCGGATATTCCGAAAATGGACATTGGCAAGTCGTACAAGCACTTAAAAACGAAATAATCGAACTAGCCTCTAACATACTCGCGCAATCCGCACCTAAAGCAGCTATGAAACTTGTGGATGTTATGGAATCCGATAATCCAATTCCACAGGCTAACATTAGGCTCCAAGCCGCTCAAACTATCTTAGATAGAACTGGCTTGGGTAAGCAAGAAAGGATGGATGTTAATCACAAAGTAGAAGGTGGTTTATTCATACTCCCGGCTAAAGATGAGATTATTATAGATGCAAAAGCGGAGATCGAGTAGTACAATCCCATTTGGGTATGAACTATCTGAAGATAATAAAACTTTAAAGCCTATAGAAAATCAATTAGAAGTTTTAAAGAATGTGTCTTCTATGGTAAAAGAGGGTATACTTTCTTTACGAGAAGGAAGTCTTTGGATAGAACATAAAACTGGGAGGTCTTTAAGCCATACAGGGCTAAAGAAAATTATAACGAATGGAAGATTGGAAAGAGAATCCACAGAACTACCTGACTGATGAAGATGGGAACTTCATACTTAAAAAAGATGGTACTCCCCGTAAAAAGACCGGAAGGCCCAAAGGGTCTAAAGGTAGAGGGTATAACTACCACTCTGAGACTAAGGCAAAGATTAAAGCAAGACGAGCAGTTAAAGATAAAGAAAGAAGAACAGAAAAATTAAAACAAAGATTAGAAGCTAAACGAAATTCATTAAATGCTTCTAAAGAAACATTAAACAAACTAGAAAAGAAAACAACTAATAAAGTTGTTACTGAAGATATACTAGATAAAGTACCTAAAGCTCTAAAGCAAGAAGTCGATGACAATGTTATATTTAAACCTAACACTGGGCCTCAAACAGACTTCTTAGCAGCACCAGAGCGTGATGTACTTTATGGTGGTGCAGCAGGTGGTGGAAAGTCTTATGCTATGCTTATTGACCCGCTACGTTTTGCACACAGAGCAGCACACAGGGCGTTAATACTTAGAAGGTCTATGCCAGAGTTAAGAGAACTCATAGATAAAAGTAGGGAACTTTACCCCAAAGCATTTCCGGGGTGTAAGTACAAAGAGGTTGAAAAACTTTGGAACTTCCCAAGCGGAGCCAAAGTAGAGTTCGGCTTCTTAGAGCGAGATGCCGATGTCTATCGGTATCAAGGCCAAGCCTATTCTTGGATTGGTTTTGACGAGATTACTCACTTGCCCACTGAGTTTGGATGGAATTATCTCGCTTCTCGCCTAAGAACGACCGACCCTGAGATTACACCCTATATGCGGTGTACAGCAAACCCCGGTGGTGTTGGAGCTACATGGGTAAAGAAGAGATATGTTGATCCACATCCACCTAACGAATCGTTTACTGGAGAAGACAATCTAACTCGAAAGTTTATTCCGGCTAGGCTAGATGACAATCCTTACTTAGCTGAAGATGGTAGATATGAAGAAATGCTAAAAGCATTGCCTCCAACTCAAAGGAAGCAGCTTTTAGAAGGTAATTGGGATGTTAATGAAGGAGCAGCCTTTACCGAGTTTGAACAAGACGTACACGTTATTACACCTTTTGAAATTCCTATATCGTGGGAACGTACAAAAGGTATTGACTATGGATATGCTTCTGAAAGTTCTTGTGTATGGGGAACGGTAGACCCATCAGACGGTACTCTTATAATTTATAGAGAATTATATCAAAAAGGTTTGACGGGAGAAGATTTAGGAGATAGGATTACTCAAATGGAATTAAGTGATCCTTATTCAGTTCAAGGGGTTTTAGACACGGCAGCGTGGGCTAGGACAGGAACTACAGGCCCAACAGTAGGTGAGTCCTTAATTCGTGCAGGTCATAAACTACGAAGGGCCGATAAAAATAGGATACAAGGAAAGATACAAATCCACGAATACTTAAAAGTGCAACAAAGCGGTAGGCCACGACTACAGATATTTAATACTTGTCCTAACCTGATACGGGAGCTACAAAGTATTCCTCTGGATCGTTCAAACCCTGAAGATGTTGATACTCACGCGCCAGATCACGCTTATGATGCTCTGCGCTACTTAATAATGTCTAGACCAAGAATACAAGATTCTTTTAGCAGAATAAGAAATCTACATTTGGAACAGGCTTATACCCCGGCTGATAGCGAATTTGGCTATTAGTAAAATAATTTTATAACTCAAGCGAGGAAATAACCAATGGCAAATCCAGTATATAATGTTAGAGATACAGGCAGAAACTCTGCTAGAACAGGTGATGTAAGAGAGATGGCTGAGAATATGGTACATTCTTGGACTTCTGTAACTACAGGAACTATTGCAGTTACGGCTGATACAAATACTGATGTTAGTTTTACACAACCTGCTGATACAATTATTCGTAACCTTATTGCTATTCCGGCAGGTAACATTGTTACAGCAGGAGCTTCAGGCGATGATGTTGATTTTGATTTAGGTACTTCAGCAGGTGGCGGTCAAATTATTGATCAAAAAGCTATCTTAGATGATGGCGGTTCAGCAGTAACTTGGTCAGCTAATGCACCGTTGTATATTATTCAAAACTCACATGGTCATGCAGCAAACCAATTTGTAAGTACATCTACTACAGCAGGTGTGGTTGGTGGCCCTGCTACAAGTGAAGCTATTGTTATAGCAGGTACTTTGTATACAGCTAGTGCAAGAACACTTCATGCTCGTCTTACGCCATTAGCAAATAATCTTGCTACGGCAGCAACGACTGTGACTTACTTAGTTCAGTTCTTACACATGGGTACAACACCTGATCAATAGATCATAACTGTTTAATCATGGACGCTGCCTTTGGTGGCGTTCGTGGTTGTTTAAGGTTTTAATATGGCTGAAGAAGAAAATACTTTAATACAAAACGCTGATGGTCTTTACTTTGAATCAGTAGATGATGAAGAGGGTATGAACTTAAATCTTGAAGAAGATTTAAATAATAAACTTGCCGGACTTATACAAGACAGATTTACTTCTGCTGAGTTAGCTAGAGATGCTGATGAAAACAGATGGATGACATCCTATCATAATTATCGTGGGCTGTATCCTAAAAATGTAAAGTTTAGAGAATCAGAAAAATCCAGAGTATTTGTAAAAGTTACTAAAACAAAAGTTCTTGCAGCTTTTGGTCAATTAGTAGATGTTATCTTTGGAGGCAATAAGTTTCCTATAGGTGTGTCAGAAACTAAAATACCAGAAGGTATTCCAGAAATTGCACACCTAGATACTAATAATCCTGTGCCGGGAATTGAAACTAGCATGGGTGAAGAAGGTGAAGAAGAAGTAGAAAGTCCTTATGATGTAGGTTATGAAGGAGATGGTAGAACTTTAAAAGCAGGTGCTACTTATGGTACTGGTAAGTTTGAAGGACATTTAGATAAAAAAGCCCAAGATTCTTTAACTGAAGGAGCTTCTGCAAATCCACAACTTCCAGAAATAAAACCTGCACAAAAAGCAGCAAGACGCATGGAAAAGTTAATTCATGATCAAATAGAAGAATCTAATGGTGCTAGTGAAATAAGAAGTTCTTTGTTTGAAGCATCTCTATTTGGAACAGGAATTGTTAAAGGCCCATTTAATTTTAATAAAACATTAAATAGATGGACTGATGAAGATGGAGAGCGTACTTATAATCCTGTTCAAGTTCGTGTGCCTCGAATTGAGTTTGTAAGTATTTGGGATTTTTTTCCAGACCCTAATGCAACTAGCATAGATGAATGTGAATATGTAATTCATAGACATAAACTTAATCGTTCACAATTTAGAAGTTTGTCTAAGCTCCCTTATTTTAATAAAGATCAAATACGAATGTGTCTTGAAATGGGGCCAAGCTACGAAGAAAAAGATTATGAGTATGAACTAAAAGACGATAATAGAATGTCTGACATGGGTTCTGCTAAGTATGAAGTACTAGAGTATTGGGGCATTATGGATGCTCAGTATGCCAGAGAAGTAGGCATGGAGCTAAGTGATGATGTAGATGATTTAGATGAAGTACAGATTAATGCTTGGGTTTCAAATGGAAAAGTATTAAGAGCAGTTGTAAATCCATTTACGCCACACCGTATTCCTTACCATGCTTTCTCTTATGAAAAAAATCCTTATAGTTTTTTTGGTATTGGTGTTGCTGAGAACATGGATGACTCTCAAAAGATTATGAATGGTCATGCTCGTATGGCAATAGATAATCTAGCACTATCAGGATCATTAGTATTTGATGTAGATGAAACCGCCCTTGTAGGTGGACAGAGTATGGAAATATATCCGGGTAAAGTATTCCGCAGACAAGCAGGAGTTCCGGGTACAGCTATAAATGGTTTGAAGTTTCCTAATACATCTACAGAAAACATGATGATGTTTGATAAGTTTAGACAACTTGCAGACGAACAAACAGGAATACCTAGTTACTCTCATGGACAAACAGGTGTTCAAAGTATGACAAGAACAGCATCAGGTATGTCGATGCTACTTGGAGCAGCTTCACTAAACATAAAGACTGTTATTAAAAATCTTGATGACTTTCTTTTAAAGCCTTTAGGGGAAGCGTACTTTCAATGGAATATGCAATTCTTAGAAAGTAAGTTGGGCGTAGAAGGAGACTTAGAAGTTAAGGCTACTGGTACAGCAAGTCTTATGCAGAAGGAAGTACGAAGCCAAAGGCTTACTACTTTTCTTCAAAGTGTACAGAATCCTGCTATTGCTCCGTTTGTTAAGATTAATAAACTCATTGGAGAGCTTGCATACTCGCTTGATCTTGATCCTGATGAAATACTCAATGATCCAGAAGAAGCAGCTATTATGGCTCAAATTATAGGGATGCAAAATAATGTTGGACAAGCAACTGGCGAAACGCCTCTCACTCCTAACGAGCAACAAGGAGTTATGGGAAGCCCTGATGGAACACCTCAACAACCTCAAGACCTTGGAGTTACGGGTACTGGTGGGGGCAATATCGGAACAGGAAATGTTCCGCAGTCAGGGGAGGATCAATTCTCTGGAACGCCTAGAGCAGTTGAAGGATGAAATTAGTGAAGCTAGAGGAAGAGACTCCTAGCTATCAAGGAAAGTATTGGTCTTATCCACAAAGAAAATTTTTGTGCTATAACGAATGGATAAAAGAGGAATGGCCTGATGGCAGTAAAGAAAAAGACAACCAAGAAAAAAACATCAAGAGTGAATGAAGCAGGTAATTATACCAAACCTACAATGCGTAAAAATTTATTTAATAGAATTAAAGCAGGTTCAAAGGGTGGTAAGCCCGGACAATGGAGTGCTCGAAAAGCTCAAATGTTAGCTAAAGAGTACAAAGCAAAAGGTGGTGGATATAAATAGGAGGACTTAATTATGCCAAAGCATTATGGTGATAGAAAAAAGAAAATGATGGGTGGTATGAATAAAAAGAAAAAAGGTATGATGATGGGTGGTATGCATAAAAAGAAAATGATGGGTGGTGGCAAAATGAAGTACTCAATGGGTGGTGAGGTTGCTAAACCTAATTAATTATGGCATTAAAGAAATCACAAAAAAGTCTTAAATCTTGGACTAAACAAAAGTGGCGTACTAAATCTGGAAAACCTAGTGCTAAAACAGGTGAAAGATATTTACCAGAAAAAGCTATAAAGTCTTTATCTGCTAAAGAGTACGCTGCTACAACAAGAAAGAAAAGAGAAGATACTGCAAAAGGAAAGCAACACTCAAAACAACCTAAACGTATTGCAAAGAAAACAAGGAAGTATAGAAGAAAGTGAGAGATTTAATACTTAGTGCTTTAGCTTCTAAATACTCAGCAGAGTTAGAAGTACTTGCTGTTAATATAGAAAATTATTTATCTGGTTCTGTAGGTGTACCTGAACATCCAGACTTAGTTGGTGAAGTAGATAAACTAATAGAACAAGTAGCAGCAGCAGAAGAAAAATTAAAAATTGTAAACGACTTACTACAAATACAGGACATGACCAAACAATGAAAGTTAAAGCTCCCGCAGGATACCATTGGATGAAACAAAAAAATGGTGGCTATAAACTTATGAAACACACTGGTAAGTTTAAGCCACATAAAGGTGCTACGTTAAATGCAAATTTTGATGTACAAAAAGTTCATAGGGGAAAGTAAATGGCTAGTAAATCTAAAAGAAATAGACAACGTAGAAAAAGAAAAGAAGCCTTACTAGCTGCTCCTGATGTTGCTATAACTGTAGCAGTTAAAGAAAAGAAAATGGATGGCGGTATGATGGTTCCTCCTGAAAGAGAAACTTATAATAAAGGCCGACTAGTTGTTGATCTTGTAGAAAAAATTATAGGTAAACAAACAAAAGATGTTAAAGGTCGAATGGTAGATCAAGAACAAAATTTAAGGCAATTAACAGAAATAGCTGAGTCAGACCCTAGAGCTTTAGATGATCTTTCAGATGAAGATTTTAAAGAAGTTATGGATTTTCTTCCACAAAAAATAAGAGCTAATATGGGGTTAGCAGATGATCCATTAGATAATATGGCAGAAAGAATAAAAGGAATGAATCCAGAAGATGCAGCTAAAAATTTAGAATTATTTAATGATATGGAAGAAATATTTGAATATACTAATTCTCTTAGTCCTTCAGATGCTCGTAAATTTATGAATAGTCTTTCAGATGAAGATAAAGCTATATTTAGTGGAGAGCTTCCAGATATACAATCTACTCTTAGACCTAGAGAAGTTCGTGGAAATTTTGCAGAAGGCGGTAAGTTTCCAGACTTAACAGGTGATGGAAAAGTAACACAGGCTGATATTCTTAAAGGCCGTGATGTATTTCAAGAGGGTGGTGAAGTTCCAGTAGATACTTACCCTAATATACCACCAGAACAAATGGCAGCAGTAGAAGCTTCACAACTTCCAGATCAACAAATGGAAGATCAGTTTATTGATTATGTAGTAAACGAAGCTTTACAACCTGAAGAACAAACATATTTAATGAACGCTTTAGAAGGCGATCCTCAACTGAGTATGATATTTGACAAAGTTGTAGGAACGGCTTCTGAGTTTACTGGCTCTGGAGAAGTTACAGGGCCGGGAACGGGAGTCTCAGATTCAATACCCGCTAGATTATCTGACGGTGAATTTGTGATGACTAGAAAGGCCACTGATCAAATAGGTGCAGACAGACTTCAACGTATGATGGATGAAGCTGAACGTGCTTATGATGGTGGTTTAATGAAGAAGGGCGAGGAAACTGATTTAGAAGATGACATGAATAAAGTAATGATGTCTTCTAATCAAATGCCTAGCCTAAATGTTAGACAACGATAACGGCTACCTTGAAGTAAAAGCACCATTATAAATTATCCGTACAAATAATTTATTGTAATGGCTACCTTTTAAAACTTACAAGCCCCGTGGAGGAAGTATTATGGCTGAAGCACAAACTAATCCTGTGGAGGAAAAAACACCTAACCCTTATAATGCAAAGAAAGATTGGCACACTCCTGATAAACCATCAATGGGTGATGCCGATGGATTATTCTATGCACGACCTAAAGAAGAACAGGCTACGCCTTCTGAGGAATCAGAAACGCCCCCTGCTAAAAATTCTAAGGATGTAAATTATAAGAAAAGGTATGATGACCTAAAGAAACATTACGACAATAGAATTGCTGAGTTCAAACAAAAGGAACAAGAGCTTCTTGCGGAGGCTGCTGAAAAAGCACCTAAGTATCAGGCTCCTAAAACTTTAGAAGAACTAGAGGAGTTCAAAGCAAAAAATCCAGACTTGTATGAGACAGTTGAAACTGTAGCTCATTTACAAAGTGAAAATCAAACCGAAGAATTAAGACAGCAACTTACAGCTTTGCAAGAACGGGAAGCTGACATTATGAAACGAGAAGCTGAAACAGTTCTTAGGGAACGTCATCCAGATTTTGAAGATATACGGGGTGATGATGCTTTTCACGAATGGGCTAAAGAACAACCTGACGATATACAAAAATGGATTTATGCTAACAATAGTGATGCTACTTTAGCTAGTCGTGCTATTGACCTTTACAAAATGGAAAAGGGAATAAATCAGCCACCACAAAAGAGGCAGTCCAAGCAAGAGGAGAATAGGTCTGCTGCCGATATGGTGTCTACAAAAACTACTGCGGTGGATGCGAAAGCTCCTAAAGTTTGGACAGAAAGAGAAATTGCTAATATGTCTATTGACCAGTTTGATAAGCATGAAGATGAAATCAAACAAGCATTGGCAGAAGGCAGAATAGCTAAATAAGTTTTTGAGAGGATATTACAATGGCTTATAATCAATCTGACCAATATTTTGAACCGTCTACGGATACTAACGCAAACTTTGCAAATTCCGTATCGGGTCAAACAAACTCGTATTTCTTACCTGCAATTTATTCTAAAACTGTTTTAAACTTTTTTAGAAAATCATCTGTAGTAGAAGCAATTACTAATACAGATTATGCAGGAGAGATTGCGGCATATGGTGATTCTGTAAGAATTATCAAAGAACCTGAAATTACTGTTTATCAGTATGAAAGGGGACAAGACGTAACTGCGACTAAGTTGACAGACCAAGAAATTAACTTGGTTGTTGATACAGCAAACGCATTTAAGTTTATCGTAGATGACATTGAAACTAATATGTCACACGTTAACTTTCGTGACGTTGCTGCATCTTCAGCAGCTTATTCAATCAAAGATGCGTTTGATGCAGGTGTGCTTGCAGTAATGTTTGCAGGTGTATCATCTTCTAGCCCTAATCACATTTTAGGTTCTGACAACGCAACTGATCTAGCAGCAGGTACTTTTGATGGTACTGGTAATCTAGACATAGGTTTTGCTTCTGGTGAGCATGATCCTATTGACGTTCTTTCACACATGGCTCGTCTTCTTGATGAGCAAAATGTTCCAGAAGAAGGTCGTTGGTTCGCAGCAAACCCAGAGTTTTATGAGCAGCTTGTACAAAGCAGTTCTAAACTTCTGTCTGTTGATTACAACGCAGGTCAAGGTTCAATCCGTAACGGACTAGTATCAACTGGTAAGTTGCGTGGATTTGATATGTACAAGACTAACAATATTGCTTCTACCTCTAATGCAGCAGGTAAGTGTATTGCAGGTCATATGTCATCCACGGCAACTGCTCAGACTATTACTAGTACTGAAGTAATTCGTGATCCTGATAGCTTTGGTGATATAGTACGAGGTCTTCATGTATATGGAGCTAAAGTACTACGTCCAGAAGCATTGGTTTCTGCGTTCTACGGCATTGACTAAATATTACGGGGGGCTGAAATATGCCCCCTTTAATTTTATTGGAGGTAATTATTATGTGGACTAAACCTACTTATGAAAATGTTAGACTTGGTTTTGAAATCACAATGTATTACAGCAATAGGTAAGGAAATATAGTATGCCACAAATAGGAAGTGAAAAAAATCCAGTACGGTTTAATGTTAATAATAAAGTTAAAATTCGTGCTGCCTATATGAAAGCTGAAGATAAAAAGAAATATGATGATAATTATGATCGTGTTTTTAGAAATCCTAATAATCCCGTAAATCATAAAGAGCTTGAAAAATAATTATGGCTACTACATTTTTAGAATTAACAAATGAACTATTAAGGGAGTTAAATGAAGTAGTATTAACTTCCTCAACTTTTTCTAGTGCTGTAGGTATTCAAGCACACGCTAAAGATTGTATTAATAGATCATACTTAGATATAGTTAATGAAGAACCTCAGTGGCCTTTTTTAGCTACAGGTGAAAGCGGTGCTACCGATCCTATGTATGGCAATGTATCAGTAGATACTGTAGCAGGTACAAGGTGGTATGAATTAAAAGCTGCGAGTTCATCTATAATAAATGACTACGGCTCTATAGATTGGGATAATTTTTATTTAACTACAGTAAGTGTAAGTGGCGAATCAGCTCCTTACGTTTCTAAAAATTTAAGATTTGTAACTATAGAAAAATGGAAAGACTTTAGAAGGGCTAGAGAAAATGCTGATGATGCTGATCAAGCAGTAGGAGGAGAACCTAATCTTGTTATTAGAAGTCCAGATTCTAGAAAGTTTGGATTAAGTCCTATACCCGATAAAGTTTATAAGGTTTGGTTTTTTGCTTACGACCTTCCTACACAACTATCTGCACATAGCGATGCTATAGTTTTTCCTGATTTGTATAAAACAGTGATATTATCTAAAGCTAGATATTACACACATCAATTTAAAGACAACCCTCAAATGGCTGCTTTTGCCTTAGAAGATTATAGAAAGGGATTAAAAAGCATGAGGGAAAACTTAATAGGGACTGTTCCAACATTTATGTCTGATGACAGAGTTAGGTTTGATTAACTATGCAAGCATTTGGTTTATCATGTCAAGGCGGTCTAAACACTAATCTTAACCAGTTTCAAATGTTACAGCAACCGGGATTTGCTACAGAGTTACAAAACTTTGAAGTTGACCCTGATGGTGGTTACAGAAGAATAAATGGTTATACACTTTATGGTGGCAGTAGTGCAGCAAGACCTAATAGTTCTAATCCAATATTAGGACTTTTTGTTTATGCCGATGGTGTTATTGCAGCATCAGGTACTAATCTTTATTTTACTTTAGACGGTACAAGTTGGGTACAAATAAATCGTTCTAGTGTAAGTGGATCAGGAGATAATTACTCTACATTTACAGGAAGAAGCACAGCAACTAGAACAAGTCAATCGTATGCAAACTTTACATTATTTGAAGGAAATACTACTTATGGTGAAGTAGTAATAACTGATAAAGGTTCTGGCGTAAAACCTGCTTTATTTAAAATGACAGGTACAGGTGATAGCTTATCAGATAGAACTTTTTTCTATGAAGAAATTACAGTAAGTGGTACACACTATCCAAAGTTTTGTACTATACACGACAAACACTTAGTAGTTGCAGGAGCAGCTACAGCACCTAATACTATATTCTATAGTGGCACAAGTGATATAAATGATTTTACTTCAACGGGTTCTGGAAGTATTGTATTAGATGATCAAGTAGTAGGACTAAAAAGTTTCCGTGGCGATTTAATTATATTTTGTAAAAACAGTATTTATAAATTAGTAAATATAAATGATTCAAATTCTATAGCTATTACACCTATAACTAAAAACGTAGGTTGTTTAGATGGTAATAGTATTCAAGAGATTGGTGGTGATCTTATATTTTTAAGCCCTGATGGATTTCGTTTAGTTGCAGGTACGGCTCGTATTGGTGACGTAGAGTTAAGTTCAGTATCAAGACAAATACAATCTATTGTTGCTTCTTTAGCTTCTAACATAGGTTCTTTAGTTATATCTAGTGCAGTATTAAGAAGTAAGTCTCAATATAGATTATTTTATAGTTCAGGTGCAGCTTCTACAGATACAGCAAAAGGAATTATAGGAACCATAACACCACAAGGTTTTGAGTGGTCTGAAACAATAGGAATACAAGCTCATGGATTTACATCAGGTTTTGATAATAATAGTGTAGAACAAATATATCATGGTGATAAAGATGGCTATGTTTATAATCATAATACAGGAAATTCTTTTAATCCGGCAGGAACAGAAACAAATATAGATGCAAGATATAAAACACCTAATTTAGATTTTGGAGATGCAGGAACATTAAAAACATTACACTACACAAAAATATCTTTTACACCTGAAGGAACAGTACAGCCTACATTAAAGATAACATATGATTTTGATGATACTAATAGACCACAGCCTCCAAACTATACACTAGATTCAATACCAACTCCGGCAGTATTTGGAGATTCAACTTTTAATACAGCAGTATTCGGAGCTTCTCAAGACCCTATGGCAAGACAGGCAGTACAAGGAAGTGGACACAATATAGCCTTTAAAATATTTAGTCAGGATACTAATGCACCTTATTCAATAAATGGTTTCTATGTAGACTATAGACCTTCCGGTAGGAGATAATAATGGGTACAAGTTATGTAAGACAAAGCTCAATGGCAGATGGAGATACTATAACTGCCGCTTTATTTAATGATGAATTTAATAGACTACTAACTGCTTTTTCATATGCTTCTAGTAGTACTACAGGTCATCAACACGATGGTACTGCCGGGGAAGGCGGCAATATACATACTATTGGTGATCAAGATTTTTTAAATAAAATTCTTACTACTAGTAATACTTGGGAGTTCTATGTAGAAGTTTCTAGTGCTGCTGCAAAACAAATGGTATTACAAGATGGAGCGTTAGTACCCAATGCTGATAGTGACTTAGATTTAGGAACATCAAGTAAATATTTTAAAGATGCTTATATAGATAGTATTACAACTACAGGTAATGTATCTGTTGGTGGGAATCTTACGGTAACAGGCACTACAACTTTTAATGGAGGTACTCTTACTTTAGGAGATGCAGCAGATGACAATGTTGTATTTGGTGCAGATGTAAACAGTAATATTATTCCTAATACAGATAGTGCTTATGATTTAGGTTCTTCTAGTCAAGAATGGCGTGATTTATATATTGATGGTACAGCGTATTTAGATGCTATAAATTTTAATGGCACAGCTATTAGTGCAACAGCAGCAGAAATAAATATACTAGATGGAGTAACTGCTACAGCTTCAGAACTTAACATAATGGATGGAGTTACTGCAACTACGGCAGAACTTAATATCCTTGATGGAGTAACATCTACAGCATCAGAATTAAATATACTTGATGGAGTTACTTCAAGCACAGCCGAGCTAAACATTTTAGATGGTGTAACTAGTACTACAGCAGAATTAAATCTTCTTGATGGTGTAACAGCTACCACAGCAGAACTTAACATACTTGATGGTGTTACAAGCACCGCAGCAGAACTTAATATTCTTGATGGAGTAACGAGTACAGCAGCAGAACTTAATACTTTAGATGGTGTTACCGCAGTTGTAGGAGAATTAAATTATTTAGATTTAGGTAGTACCGCAGTAGGTACAGCTATAGCTTCTAAAGCAGTTGTATTAGATTCTAATAAAGATTATACAGGTATAAGAAATCTTACTCTTTCTGGTGATCTTACTATTAGTGGTGATGATCTTACGATGGGTACTAATACATCTGGACATTTACTAATAGCAGATGGTACTAACTTTAATCCTACGGCTGTTGGAGAT